TAACAGATAGAATAACTCAAATAGAAAAGTTTAATTATGAACTTTTTATAACAGATGAAAATGGAAAAACTTATATATGCAAGAATACTCTGTATCCAGTAGTTAAATGTGATTTAAGAAACATATTAGATAATAATAAATTAATAGTAGAAGATATAAATTCTTATATTAATCCACAAGATGGAGTGTTAGATACAGAATTATTTACTTTAGTTAATAAAGAAATATTAACTGTTCAAAAAAATAAAGGTATAGAAGTAAATAGAAATAAATTAATTTACAAAATTAAAAATGATTTTATTAATAAGACTATATATATAAAATCAGAAGGTGTTAACGAAACATATACTTTTACTACAAATAGAAAAACATTTAATTTTGAAATAACAGAGTCTGGACCAAAAGATATATTTGTAGATATTAAAAATGATTTAGCTGTAGTATATGTTAATGCAAAAACAACTAGTTATAAAAAAATAGTTTATTTATTACCAAGTGTAGCTAATCCATCTATAGAACTTAATTCTAAAAATACTGATTCTTTTATTGTTAAAAGTATAGTGATTTTTAACAATCTTATAGATAACTCTAAAAAAGATAGAATAAAAGATAATGTTTTATATTTACCTAAAGTTGATAACTATACTAACAATTTACCATATTCAAATGTAGTAAATGATTTGAATGGAACTCCAATTCTTAAAACAGCTAATAAATCTTTAGTTATGACTAATGAAGGTGTTAAAGTAAACTCTAGTGAAGATTTTGTAACAAACGCAAATGTTGAAGATTCTGAGAAAGTTTTATCAATCAAAGGTGCAAAGAATTTGTCTCTGAACTTTAATAACTTATTAAATAGTTTTAACAACGATAAAGCTAATAAAATACATAGACATCCTTTTACTGATTTAGATAATGTACCTTATGCTACTTCTGAATCGCAAGGAGTTGTTTTCTTATCTAATGATATAACTGATTCTACTCCAACTAAAGCTGCAACTCCTTATTTTGTAAACCTAGTTAATAAAAATACAAATACTAGAATTTCAGATTTAATAAACACAACTATTAACGGAGCTTTAAAAAATATTGATAATATAAATAACGTATTAATACCTAAAATAAATGAAAATATAGGTGAAGTAAATCAAAATCTAATAAAAGGAATTAAAGATTTAAATGATACTATAGCTGCTCCAACTAGTTATCTTGATAAGAATATTGGCGGTATAGTTAAAGGTGATGTTACTATAAGAAATATAGATTTTGGTGAAAATACAATGAGATTCAAAAAAGATAGTAACGACCAAACATTCTTATTCTTTAATAGAGGATTTTTAAATCATGGACCTAGTGGACAAGGAATAGAAGTATTTAAGTTCGCGCCTACTAGTTATTCAAATCCAACATCTGGTGGAATAGAAATAGGATATGCAAATGGTTCTGCTTTTACTAGAACTAGTTATATTAGTTCTTCTGGATATGCTGTATTTACTGGTTCAAACATTACTGGAGACGTAGTTATAGGAAGAAACATTACTCTATACGGAGACTTAGTTGTTACATCAGACAAAAGACTTAAAAGCGATATTAAAAAAGTTCACGATGGATTATTGTTAATAACTAACTTAAATGGATATACTTTTAAGAAAATAGATACTGGAATGTATAGTGCTGGAGTAATAGCTCAAGAAGTTCAAAGAGTAATGCCTGAATTAATAATAGAAGAGGATAATAGACTTAAAGTAAACTATAATGGTTTACATGCTATAGAAATAGAAGCGATTAAAGAATTAAATGCTAAAATAGAGAGATTGGAAAATGAAATTATTGAATTAAAGAGAGGATAATATATGCAAATAAAAGTAGTAGAAAAATCTAATAAATATTTTGCTATTATTTCTTGTTCAAGTTCTAGTGTTCCAGACAAACTAGTAATAAAGAAGTCTTGGGACACTTCTTTTTCTAAAGAGATAATTCTAAATTATGATATATTCAACGAAGAATATAATATAATAGAAAAGAAATTAGATTTATTGAATTTTGAATTTGAACTAGATAAATTAGTTAATTATTATGACTATTATAAGTTAGAATTAATGTATCAAGATAAAGTATTTCCTCTTTATATTGACTATAATACTTTCTATAATATAAAACAAGAAGAACAATTATATTATTATGATTGTGAACAAAATATAGAAATAAATAATACAAATAATTATAAGTTTTATATTTTAGGAAACTACGGAGATAAACACTTAGTTAATATAGTTCAAAAAGTAGACAAAAGACTATTATTCAGAATACCAAACAAATCTAATTTAACTAGTGAATTATATTATATAATTATAGAAAATAATGGAGAAAAAATTGTTAAAGATACTTTTGGATTATATTTAGATAGTAATCCAATTAAATTCATAGTTGATTTAGAAGATTTTGGAACATATTATAAATGTTCTATTAATACTAAGCATAAATATGGAGTTATTAAAAAGTTAGATATAAAATATGAAGATAAAATTATAACTATGCAAAATAATTATGGAACTTATTTATTTATACCAAAGATTGATTTTTCTAAACCTATAGAATTAAGAATAAAAGCAACTATCTCAGAAAATTATATTGGAGCTGAAGATTTTATTAAAGAGTTTTTAATAATTAAAAACCTTAAAACAAACAAACAAATAGAAATAAGTAATTTTACTAAAGAATATATATTCGATACTGATTCTTATAATTTAAACTGGAAAATAAATACTTTAGAAGATTTACAAACTAAAGTTGTTATCAATGATAAAGATATTTATTTAACTGGTTCTAGTTTAATATTAAATAATTTTAAACAATATAATAATAATTTAAGTAAAATAAAAGTAAGTATTTATGTAGGATTCAATAATAATTTTCATTTAATAAAAGAAGAATATATAGATAATCCTCATAGTTTATATAGAAGTAACAAATTCACTCCAGAAATAGACTATAGTGATTATATTAATACAAAGAAACAATATGGTATTTTAAGTTGGACAATTCCTAATTTCTCTTATTATAGTTTAATAAAAATAAAAGCTAAGTTTTATAATAATTTTCTTGATGAAAATATAAAGCCTTGGTTAAGTAAACAACAATTAATATTAGAAAAAAACTGTAATGAGTTTCAAAAACAATATCCTGATTTAGATAGAAATTATGATTATGATTTTGAGAATAATATAGTTACTTTAGTTGGAACTCCAAATAATGGATTAACTACATACGATAGTAGTGCTGATTTTGTTTTTATAGGACAAACAAATAATATTAAAATACCAAAATGGTTTATAGACAACGAAGCTGAAATTACTGTAGAATTAAAAATCATAGATTATTGGAAAAAAGAATGCGGACATAAAAAAGTAAGTTTTAAAGTTCCTACTGTTTCTAATAAATTATTAGACGAAGATTTTAGAATAATAAGAAATCAATATTTACAGTTTGGAGAAAAAGGTACTATAGGTTATTTTAATAGTTTAAATAATATAGGTCCTTTAGAATGTGAAAGATTTTATTCAGAAACAAATAAAACTTTTTTAGAAGAACCATTGTTCGATTATTTAAATACAGATTTTAACAACAAATCTTTATATTTTTATTTAAGTAACAAAGGTACTAAAACTGTAAATTTAAAAATAAGAAGAAGTTCTAATCATAAAGCTATAAAAATAAAAATTACAAAAAACGGTAACTTAATTCTTGAAGATAGAATAGAACTTCAAGGTAATGAATTTACAGATAATATATATAGAATTAATAGAAATAAATTTAACGAAGAAGGAGAATATATTATGAGTTTAACTTCAGTTAATCCTTATAACTTAGATAGCGAAGAAAAAATAGTTAACTTCTTCGTTTATAATGAAAAACCTATAAAACCAATTTATAAAATACCTAATGAACAACATAGATTAGACGGTTCTAAATTAATAATAAATAAAAAACATTTTAGTATAGATATTATTAATAATACTAGAAGTGAAAAATATGCTGGATGGAATTTTAGAGAAGTACATTTTTTCTTTAAAACAAATACAGCCGAATCTAATTATAATACATATCCAGATTATGTAATACAAGCATCTAAGGAATATGGAACTATTAGAATGAACAACATAACTCCATTTGATGTTGGTGATTATAAATGTAAAATGGTTGCTTATGATTATTCAGGTAATGCTTCTGATAATACAGAATTTGAATTTAGTTTAATACCAGAAATGGTTATTAGACCAGAAAAAGACCTTACTAATAATATATATGAAACATTTAGATGGGATATTAGAAAATCAGAAGATAGTGATGGATATTTTTATGCTTTGGGATATAGTCCTGATGGAATACAAGAATATCAATTACAATCTTTTGCTAAAGTAACTGATAGTTATTATCTTAATAATGCTAATGACCAAGAATGGACTAGTATAAAATTAGAATGGTTAAAAGAAGGAAATAAAGTAAAATTAGGATATTATAAATTATTTGTAAATGAATGGAACTATAGAAATGAAAACGGTGTGCTTAAAGAAGATGGTTCTAGATTACTATTTGAAAGTACTCCAGTTATAGTTAATAAAATAGGAAACATTTCAAACGCTATTTATAGTAAACCTATAGATAAAAAAGTTGCTGTTTTTAATAATAGAAAATCAAATGAATATTCTTTCACTAATGATTTAAATAATTTAATATTTAATACAGTCCATGACGAGTCAATAATAGATGAAAACCCTACTGGTAAAATGGAAGCAGATATTAAAGGTAAATTATATAAATTAGAACTTATACCTCCTAGTAAGAATAAAACTTATAAATGTTTATTACCTATACCTACACAAGTTGGTACTTATACTTTTGATAAGATAGCTACTAAGTGTAATATAACAAACCAAGAAGAAGGAGTTTGGGAATTAAGATTTATAACAAGAGATGCTTTTGGTAATATAAATGAATCTGGTGGATATTATACTTATAAAATAATATTAGTTAAAAGAGAACCTAAAATAGTTAGTGTTACTCCAACAACTAATAATGCTTCTGAATATTTCTCTATAAACTCAAACGATGTTAGTTTTAATATAGATACTTTTAATTATAGTGATATAGTAGATATAAATAAAAACATAGATTATTTTAAAATAAATGATTTTAGAATAAGTTTCTTAAGTACTCCTACTAACTTACAAACTAAAATTAATAAAGTATTAGATAATAGAGGTAATTTAAAAGTAATAGATAATATTACTAATGATAATAAAACAAAGCATGATATAGATGGAAGATACTTAGTTAGTTTTGTTGCAATAGATGTTCTTGGAAGAGAAAGCTATCCAGTAGAAAAAACATTTTATGTAGATACAAAATTAGATTATGAAATTATTTTCTTAAATAATAATAAGTTCTTTAAAAACAATATAGAACTATATGCTTCTTGTAGTAATAATATTAAGAAAGTATATTATAAATTTATAGATGAACTTTCTGAAGTTAAAAATAGATTAACTGATAATACAGATTATAAAACTTATGTAACAAATTCTATAACTTATAATTCTCAAGTATTATATGGTTTTAAAACAGATGTTTATACATATGATACTAACGGATATAAATATTTAGCTTATTGGATAGAAGAAGAAAGTTCTAATATAAGTGAAGTTCAATTTTATAAATTCTTAGTAGATAATAGTAGTAAACTTATTCCTTTGTTTGATTATAATAATAAAGTTTATTATAAGTTAGAAGAAGGATTAGCTACTATAACTTGGAATAGCACAAGTAATGAAGTTGAAACTTTTGAAGTTAAGTTAGATAAAGTTCAAAAGAATAATCTTGGAGAATATGAAGTAATAGAAAGCTATATGCCTATATCTAACACTAATAATTTTACTGGTGTTGGTCCAGGAAATAATGCTTTTGTTAATAATGACAAAAAGAAGTATATTAATATAGAATTCAATGATACGTCTGTAATTAGAAGTGGAGTTTTTAGAGTAACAGTTAAAGGACATACTATTTATAATACTATAGAAGAAAATTATTTTATTTTCCAAATAGATTCTAATAAAACTATAGATTTGTCTAATGAAATAGCTAATAATAAATTAACTCTTCAAAGTAACAAAATTTCTTGGAATTATTTATCTGACGCTAAGTCTTATCAAGTAAGTTATGATAATAAAAATTGGATTGATACTATCTTTAACTATTTTATAGCAGACGAAGATAAATTAATTAAAGATGAAAACGGAAGAACTTTTATTTATCTAAGATATATAAACAATATAGGAATAACACAAGATTCTTATAAAATAGAAGTTTTCAATAACATTAAGAAAATAAAAGCTCCTATTGTTACTACAGATAATGATGTTCTTATAAATAATAATAAAGTTACTTTTAAAATAACTATACCGGATGCTATAAACAGTAATTTTATTTATTATAGTTTTGATAAAATAAATTGGAATGTAAAACCTGTAACTGGTACTGTTGAATATATTGATTTAGATAAAACTGCTCCTATACCAGATGACACTTATGATATATTTGTTATGTTAACAGATTCTAATCCTATTAATAATAATGATTATATAAAAAGTGAATTGGTTCATAAAAGCGTAAAACTATTTGCTTCTGAAATAGAAAAACCTGTTTTTAGAAATTTACAAAATGGAAGTTTAGTTTCTTATCCTAAAAACTTATATATAGAAAATAAACATAAAGATGTTGATTATTATATATATGTAAATGGATATAAAGTAAATGAAGGTTATGAATTAATTTCTCAAAATACTAGAGAATTTAATATAGAAGTAAAAGCTAAAAAAATAGGTAGAGAAGAACTTATAGAATTAATTAAAATAGGAAATTATAAAGTTAATGTTTCTACTGGAGAAAATTATATTATAAATATAGCTAATGAAAAGATAATTTGTAATATAAATAGTACAGATAATACTTTAGAAGTTATAGATTTAAATAATTTATCTAATAATCAAGTTGTAATGTATAAGTATAAAAACGAAGAAAACTGGAAGATTTTAACAGTTTCTACTAAACTTAATCTTGATGATGAATATAAATTTAAAATAATAAATTTCAAAGTTGATAATATTTATTAAGGCGTTTGAAATACAACGCCTTTTTTTGAAAGGTGTTTAAATGAGTAATATAAAAAAATATATGCAACTAAAAACTCAAGAAGAAAAAAACAACATAGAAAGACAATTGCTCAGTAAAACTCTTTCTATAGAAAACTTTACTCTTGAAAATTTAATAGATTTAATAGGCGTAGCTAAAACAAATTTAAATAACGAAATTAAAGATTTTGTTAATTTAAAAAATGAAGATTATAATAATAACTTATATGTTAATGTTATAAAAGCTAAGAATCAAAAAATAGATAAATTAATTTTAGACTATAACGAAGGTTTATTTAACAATAAAATAGAATTCAAAGATAATAAAATAATCTTTGATAATATAAAACAAATAAATAATATAAAATTAGAAATAGATAATTTTAATTATGATGTGCCTATTGATTTTGTTATTAAGATAAACTGTTATGATGGAGAAAGTTTAAAGCTTAATATTATTCCTTTTAATTACGATGGATTATTTAGTGAATATTTTGATATATCTAAAAATAATAGTTCTAGTTATGAAATAAATAATAAAAATAATATCTATTTCTATACTTGTAATTATAATAATCAATTATTTAAACTAGGTAATGAAGTTTATCTTAAAGAAGAAGTTGATTATAGTTTTGAAAATAATAAACTTTATTTTAATAACGATATTGTTTATAAAGAACTATTAGTAAAATATATACCATCTTATAAAAACTATGAGTTTAATATAAACAAAAAAGTAAAATCAATAGAGTTGATTCCATTAAACGATAAAAAAAATATAAACGTAAACTTTAATAAAAGGCTGGTGATTTCTTAATGTATAAGAATGATATTTTAAATTTAATAAAAACAATAAATTCTAAACAAGAAGAAATTACTTTAGCTAAAACAAAATTCAATAATTTATTATTAGAGAAAGAAAATAAAAAAACTAGAAATTATAATAGATTTAAAGAAAGGTTTGAAACAATAGATAATGAAGAAAAAAGATTAAAAAAGCTTTTTGACAATAAGTTCTTTAAATTTATAAAACTATATGATTTCTTAGATGAACAAGAAATATATGAAAGTAAAAACTTTGAAGTTAATACAGAAATAGGTTGTTTAAATATGAATCCTAAAACAATAATTACTGTTAATTATTCTGATAAAGTTTACTCTGTAGATAAAAGAAACATTAGTTATAAATTTAATAATAAACAAATAATTAATGCTATGGAATATTCATTTTATTCTCTTGAAACAAATTTACCTTTAATTCCATCTAGAATAATATTAAAATATGATAATCATATAGATAATTTTAGTGAAAGTTATTTTAGATATTTTAACAATAATAATACAAATAACTTTATTTCTAGTTTTATATTTGAACCTAAGATAATAAAAGAAGTTATATTTTATTTTGATGAAAACGTTAATTTCAATAACTCTTATGCTAAGTTTAAATCAATACAATATAAAAATGATAATGAATTAAAATTATTTGTAGAAAATACTCATAATTTATCTTCATTTAATATATACAAAAAATCAAATGAACTTTTTAGAAAGTTTAATTTTAGTTTCAGTGAAGATAATGAGAGGTTTAAAGATATAAGTTTTAACAATAACGAAGGGATAATAAATCTTGAAAACAAAGATAATTTTGTTTTAAAAATAACTGTGCCTGAAGAAAAAATAAAGCAACAAGATAAAATAGAAATTAAAACAGCTACTATAGATTTTAAATCGTTAGAAATAAGTCCTGGAGTGTATAATATTCCTACTGATGATATTTCAATAGAATCTATTAAAATAACATTTCCAATAAGCTCTTCTGCTAAATTAAAAGAAAAATTTACCGAGCTTAGTTTAAATGAAAATGATTTTTTCTCCGCCGGCGCATTTTTAACACTAAATAAAAATTATATTAAAACTATAACTGAAATATCAAAAGATGAATTAGAAAGTTTAAAACTTTATGATGATGAAAGTATATTAAAGACAAATGCTAAAGCTTTTGATTTTTACTTTGATAAAGAAAATAAAACAATACACACTAGTAGTTTTTTAAATAAATATAATTTTTATTTAACTTATCAATATAACGAAAAACAAGAAAGTATAAGCGAAGATTATTATACTCCTATGTTATTTGATTTTTCTATAAAGGGGTGATTTAAATAAGTACATATGAAGATTTTATAAAGCAATTCGATGGAATAAAACTTTATGAAAATGAAGGTATTAATAATGAAGAATTGTTTGGTTTAAAAGACTATCTAAAAGAAGATTATTTTAAAAATTCTCTTAAGATAGATAAACAAATCTTTGAAGAAATAAGAGAAGAACTTAAAAAAACTTTATTTAAATACAATTATATTCTAGATAGTTATAATAGGTATAATGAAAATCTAGAAGAAGAAATAGATATGTTAGAAAAAGAATATCTAGAATTAAACAAAGTAAGTTCTCTTGGAAACCAATTCTTCTTAATGAATAGTTTAAAAGAGTTTTATAACAACATAATTACTCATCAAATAGTGTATAATCAAAACTTAACTATTCTAGATAATAGCGTAATTAAAAACGAAAGTTCTTTAACTGAAATACCTTTTAATATAAGAGAAGAAAATGGAAGTTTGTTTGTTTATTTCAACGATGGTTCTCATAATATTCAGAATATATTTTTAGAATTTTTTAATGATTTTCCTATAAGTATATTTGGAATAAGAGAAAATGATACTTTAGTAAATATAGTTTCTAATGTTGATAATAAACAGAAGTTATATATAAACACTTTAAAAGAATCTTTTAAAGGAATTTTCATAACTGGTTTTAATAAAATAAGTGGTTTTTTAAAGGATTGCAAAATATATGATTATAAAAAAAATCAAACAAGAAAAACTGGTGTTTTAATATATAGATTTTCTACAAAAGAAAAAATTAAAAAAATATTTTATTTTAGTAATAGTTCTACTGAATTGTATTTACTAAATAAAGAAGAATATCAAGAATTCTTAAAAATAGTAAATAAAGATATATTACAATGGAATAAAATATTAAATATAAAAAACAAAATAAGTAAAAATAAAGAATATGATAACAAACAAGGAGAATATTTCTTAGTTGAAGTTTTTGGAAAAGATGTTAATTATTCTGACAAGATTAATATATTTGGAAGTGATAAATAATGAAAATAAATTTTGATGAATTAAAAAAACAAAATTTAGATAATGAAACTTTAATAAATATTCTTGAAGCTATTTATTATGAGATAATTAATAATAACTTAACTAAAGTAAAACTTAATGAACTAGGTACTGTAGAAGCTATTAGTGTAGATGAATTTACTTTAGAATTAACTAGTAATCCTGTTAGTATAAACGACATTCTTATAATAAGTAGAAAAGAACAATTTGTAATTACTCCCGATAGTATTTATGAATTAAAAAATAAGCAATTATTTATTAAAGATAATAGATTAAAAAATAAAGATGAAGTATTTGTAACTTATAAATATTAGAAAGGATATATAATGGAAGAAATTAAAAAACAAATAATAGAAGATATAAAAAATTTCTTTGTATCTCAATATGAAATATTTTCAGAGAAATGTATATCTGAAACTAATAATAAAATAAATAGTTTAGAAACAATAATTCAATCTAAATTAAAAAGCGAAACTAAAGAAAAATCATCTAAATTAATTAAAGAAATTCTTGATGAAAAATTACAAGAATATATAGGTAATGTAAATACATATAAACAAGAAACTTTAGATTCTTTAACTGAAAAAGTAACTACTATTAAAGATGGTTTACAAAATTATTTAGATGATAATAAAGGTTCTTTAGAATTAAAATTACAAGCTAGTTTAGACCAAATAAATAAAATAGAATCTTCTATTACTGATGAATTAAATAATTTATTAGAGTTTGCTATTAATAGTATTAACAGTGCTGAAAAAACTAGTTTATATAATTTAAATAAGTTTAAACAAAATCTTGAAAATGAATTTATAGAAACTAAAAACAAAACTCTTCTTGATTTAAGAAAAGAGTCTGAAAAAGTAGTTAATCAAATTAATGAAGAAAAAGGTAATGCAATTAAAGATTTTAGACTTTTCTTAGAAACTAGTAAAGAACAATTAACTGATACAAGTAATGAAATTATAAATGAATTTAAAGCTTTTATAGAAAAAACAAAAGTTGGTATCAGTGAATATGAAAAAACAATGGAAACTAAACTAGAAGAAAAGAAAAATCTATTATTAAACTCTCTAGAATTTGATAAGAAAGCATTGTTTGATGAAATCAAAAAGAGAAAAGATAATATAGTTGCTGAAATTCAACAAAAAAGAGAAGACGAAGTTGTTAAACTTAATAATAAAATAAGTCATGTTTTTACAGAAATAACAAACTTAATTACTGGATATGAAATAGAATTTGAAACTTTTAAAGCAAACAAAATAAATGAATATAAACAATATTGTGAAATAGTATTTACAGAATACAAAAAAGCTATGAGAAAAATCAAAGATAAAATATATGCTGAATTTAATGCTGATTTTTCTGATAAAAAAGCTAATTTACAAAATCAATTTTCTAGTCATATAACAGATATGTTAAATAGTTTTACTAATCATATAGATGGATTAGAACAAAAGAAACAAGCTATATTAACATATATAGGTAATACAGAAAATGATGGTTTATGGAAACAAATAAAAGACGATATTAACGCTCATAATGCTTCTAAGTTAGGCGAAATAACTAATCTTACTCAAGATAAAAAGAATGAAATAGAAGCTTTAACTGTTAGTAAAAAAGGCGAAATAGAAGCATTAAGAGAAGATGTTAAAGCTAATATAGGTTTAACAGATGAAGCAACATATAAAGGAAATAATAGCGTTAGAAAAGATGCTATTGATAGTATTAATAGTACAAAAAATAGTGTACTTAATACTATAGAAGCTAAAAGAAATGATTCTGTACAAAGCGTAGAAAACAAGAAAAATGAAATAGTTGCTGGAATACTTACACAAGCTAGTACAGAAGTAAATAACTATATTAGAACAATAGCTCCCCAAACACATTATACAGTAGTTCAAGCTGGTGCTACTAAAGTTAAACTTCCAGATACTTGGACGTCTAGAGGTGAAATGACTGTTTATCTTGATGGTAGAGCACTTGCTAAAAACGTACATTATTCTTATAACTTCGATACTAAAGAAATTAGTTTTATAATAAATATAGATTATAAAATGGAAGTATATGTAATAGAACAATTACCTGTTTTAGAATCTGAAAAATTACAAGTAATTCACGATGGACCTCCTGGACCACAAGGACCTAAAGGATTAGACGGAGCTCCTGGGCCTAGAGGTGAAAAAGGACATAATGGAGTAATAGTATCAGAAACAGAACCAGATAAAACAAACTATGATGTTTGGATTAAACCAGATGAAATAGATATAGGCATAGAAGCATATATACAAAATAAAATAACTGATGTAATTAGAGAAAATAATAAAATATTACATGGTGCTGGTAAACCTAAAGGTGTAGTTCAAGCTGATGTTAACACTATTTATATAGATAGAACAAAAGCTAATGGAGCTTTCATGTGGTTAAAAACAGGAAGTACAAATAACGATTGGAAAGTTCTAAAAGGTGATACTGGTACAATAGAATTTAACTCAAAAATATTAAATGGTAAAGTAAGACTTAGAAGAGTAGATAATTGGGTTATTGTAAACTTTGGTGGACTTCAATGGGATTTATTTGGTTTAAAACCAAAAGCAGATATTAATGTTGGTAATGTTAGAAAAAGTACTTATATTACTACTACTGCTTTACAATTAAAACTAACAAATGTTACTAACCATAGTGCTTTTACTATTCCTTATGGACTTAGAAGTACATATCCTATATATTCTCCTTTCTTTCATGATTCTGGTGTATTATTAGGTAGTATACTTATTGCACCTAATTCAGATGGTAACCAAATAAGATTTAATATAGTAGGTACAGAGTATGCAGATAATGGATATACAGATTTAAGATGTTCAAATATTATTTATTATACCGAAGATGAGTATCCAGATAATTTACCAGATTTAATTAGGAGGTTAACTCAATAATGGCTAAGAATTATATATTAAACGTAAAAGACACTAATGGAAATTGGGTTCCACTACAAACTTTAGTTGGGCCTAAAGGTGAAACTCCTAGTGATGAAAAATTAAAACAATTAATGCAACAATATTGGGATGAACATTTAGTTTATTTAACTATAGATGAATACAATAGATTAACTACTAAAGACCCAAGTAAGTTTTATTGCATAGTAAGTAGGTAATATATGATTAATTTAAAAAAAGATAAAAAAATATTAGGATGTTTTTTCAATGGAGAAAGAGTTGTTGATATACTTAATCATAAAGGTGAAAGTATGTTAGATTTTTCTGGAACTTTAAATTATTTTTCCAATTTAAGTTATATTACCAATAGAGAAGAAAAAAGTACTCTTAGTGAAAATTATAATAAAATAGGATTCTCTGATGATTCATACTTATTTAGTAATAATTTCGATTTAAAATCAAAATATCCTCTTGATTTAGAATATATGATTGAACAAGATAATCTTGGTTTATTTGATAGAACGTCACCTAAGTTTGATATTAAAATATATATTTTGTTATTTCAAAGATATTTTGTAAATAACAATACATATAATTCTTTATTTGGAAGCGGTTATGACGAAGTTAATCAAAGATGGTTTCAAAATGAACCAACAGAAGAAAAAATTAAAACTTTATTTAAAATAAATTTTGAATTTGATTTTGAAAAAGTTAAAACAATAACAACAAATTTTTTTAAAAAATCATTTTATCCAATAAGAACAATTGTTTTTCTAAAAAGCGTACATACTAACATAACAGAAAATATAAAAATAAAAGAATTAGTATACGATGTTTTTAAAAATCCTGATTTTTATATTGAAAAATACGAATCTGTAAAAGAAGATAACTCTGAGGAATTAAATTTTAATATATTGGATTATACAACTATTAAACCTATATATTATAGAAATATAGAACAAGATGTTTTGGTAATAAAAGCAGATAGATTTCATTCTTCTTATAATAATCTAGAAATACACATAGCTAATAAAACTTCTTCAGAAGTTATTTTAGAAGTTTGTTGTATAATTATTAATAGTGAATACAAAGAAGAATTTAATGTACCAGCAAATTCTAATGATTATATTATAAATATTAATTTTTCATCTCATAAAGATTTATACTTTATAAGAAGAAAAGATGGTAAATTACTTAATAATAAATATCATACAAATGGGTGGGTAAAATTATTTTGAATACTTATATATTAGATAAAAATAAACTCAAAGAAAATAAAATATTTTATTTAAATGTAAAATATAATACTGAGTTAACTAACGAAGATATTGTAACAGATTATCCTAATGGAGTAGTATATATTAGTAATATGCCTATTATATTTGAATGGTATTATGATGAACGTAGAAATATAATAGTAGAAAAAACTAAATTTATTAAATATAAATTAGGAGAATATCAATTAAAAGATGGTGAATATATAGAAGCTGGTCAAGAAGAAATTACTGTAGTTCCTAAACCAGATTTTATAAAACCATATAAATGGATAGCTTCTAGAAAAGAATGGGTCATAGACGAAGAAGAAGTAGAAAGAAGAAAGGTTCTTCAAACACAAGAAGCTATTAGAAATTACTTTCCTATTATTAATAAAATAAAAGAAGAAGTTTTAGCTGATGGTTTTGATTATAAAGGTCATAAACAAAAATGCCGTGAAAAAGACTTAATATTCATGGCTAATGCTATACTTGGTTTACAAGGATATAAAAGAATATATGGGAAAGATTTAAAAACTATTTGGATGTTTGATGATGTTGATGGAATAGAAGCTTCCGAAAGAGATTTAATAGAATTACATTTGGCTGGTACAGTATTTGTTGAAAAAGTATACATGGCTGAAAAAATATTTAAAGTAACAGAGCCATTTTTAATAACAAAAGCTGATTTTGTAGCTAAAGTAAACGAACAAGGTTTAATTGAAAATGCAGCTAGACAAATTCAAAGCATACAAATGCAAAATCTTGTTAACAAAAGAAAAAAGGATATGGTGTAATGTATGATTCAGAGAAACGTCCAAGAATTAAATAGTTTTATTAGAATAGATAAACTTTCTGATTTAACTAATAAAAACTTCAACCTTGAAGTAGGAAACGATATCTTTGTTATGGAAAATTTAACTTTCTATAAAATAAAAGCTGTCGGAACAGAACCTATAGGTGAAGGTGAAATAGCTTTAAATAGTGAATTAAAAATAAAAAAAATAATTACTGTTGGAGATAGTAGTGATTTAAAAACAAAATTAGATGCACTTTCTTCTGAAATAGAAACAAAACTATCTAGAAAAGAAAATGTCATTGATAAAAAAAGTGGATTTAACTTAGAAAAAACAAACGACTTTCTTAATGATGAAAATAAAGTTTTAACAAGTAAAGCTGGTTCAATTCTTAAAACTAGAATAGATGACGTAGATGATAGACTTAGTAGTATTAATTTAACTTGGGATAGAATACAAAATAAACCTATTATAACTAGTATAACAGATGCTAATAGTAATAATTTACCAACAGAAGGTTCTGTATTTAAATTTGTAGATTCCAAAACAAGAGCTCTTGATACTAATATTACTGGTAATATAACTAGAATAAATGAAAAAATAACTGCTCTTGAAAATAGACCTTTTACTTATGACGCATTATTAAATAAACCAGTAATTAGTGATGCTATAGATTCTAATCTTAGTACTCAAATAGCTTCTAGTAAAGCAGTACTTGATTCAAGCAATGCTATTAAAGAACATGTAGCTGGTAATTTTATTAGTAATAAAATAACAGATACTAGCGTTACTACAGAAAATAAAATACAGTTTTCTAAAGCTTATTATTTGTATACACATCCTTATGACGGACATTTAATAGAAGTTTACAAAGATTCTGAACTTTCTAGAAGCGCAGCTAATTATTTTAATTTCGGAGAAAGAATGTTGTTTTCAGATGATTTTGATAAAATAAGTTCAGTTTGTTTAAAAATAAATAGTTTTAATTTAAATGGTATTCAAGTTGATAATTCATTACTTTTTAACAATGGAGAAATATTTTATAAAAGCTCTCCTGTTTTACCAAAATGGACAAAAATAGCTATAGAAAAAACATCTCCTGAATTTAAAGAATTATTTGTTAATAAAACAGATAGCTATAATTTTGATTTCGGAGTAACAAAAGAAAAAATAACTGCAAACAAGCCACTTTATGCTAAAAAATTATTAACTGGAACAGAATATTACTTTTTAGAACATATACCTACAGACGTAACTTTAGCTTCAGATAAAGCTGTTATAAAAAATTTAATAGTTTCAGAAGGTATTTCTGTAAATGGCGGAATTTCTTCTTACGCATTAAATACTTCTGGTAAAATAACAGCTGGAGAAATAGAATGTCGTGGTAACGTAAAAGCATACTATGCTAGTGATATAAGATTAAAAAGTAATATTAAAAAAATAGATGGTGCATTAGATAAAATAGATAAAATTTCTGGATATACTTTCGATATGGACGGGAAAAGGGAAGCTGGGATAATTGCACAGGAAATTAAAGAAGTTTTGCCTGAAGTTGTTGGAGAATTTGAAAAAGATGGTGAAATGTATTTGAACGTGGATTATCCTAAAATAATAGCTCTTTTAATTGAAGCTATAAAGGAATTGAAAAATGGACGTTAGAGTAGATAATTTTTTAGATTTTTGTAAGATATTCTATCCTAGTAGATATAGATTAGAAATGAAAAAACCAGGATTTGATTTTTCTTTACTAGAAGCAGAAGTAAGAGAGAATGGTGGAATAGATGTAAATAATATTTTTTTTAATGGTTTTTGTGTAGAAGAAACTGATAAATTAGATTTTGATAATTTTGATATAGGAAAACAATTAGCTAAATTAGATAATGATTTAGATAAAGCTAAATATTTAACAGATTGTTTATATATTATTTTTAGTTTACCTCCATTACCGTTTTTACCAGAAAAAGATTTAAGTATCACTCCTTATTATACAATGGATGAAATATTTTATACTTTTAAAGATAATAAAATTTTTGGTATAAATGTTTTTGACGCTATTGTTTTTGTTTTTAATGAACTTGATAAAAACAGAAACGATAATGCGCCATTTAAACTTTATTTAACAGAAACAAATTTAATTAATTTTGTTAACGACCTTTATTGGTTTAAAGAAATTAAGACAAATAATAATGAAATCATTTTAAAAGAATTTTCTAATTATCGTTTTTTTTATAATACTTTTTTATTTTGCATTCATAATAATTTTTTTGATTATTTAACAGACCAATTTAAACCAAATCAAGGTGAAAATATAAACTTTGGTAGTAATGATAAAAATGTAAAAAAAATTCAATTTTATCATTTTAATAAGTTTAATTATGAATTATTTAAAAAAAATAAATTTTATACTACTTATGATTATTTTTTTTATAATATTGATAATTTTAATCAAGGAAATTACGATAACAAAAATTTATCTATTTTAATAAATTTTAAAACTATTAATAATTTAAATGAATATACAATAAAATTACCTTTTTTTATTGATAAAGAAATAAGAGGTAAAACTTTATATTTCCCAACTTCATTAACTTCAAATATAAATACAAAAATAAATTTTAATTTATATAATAAATCAGAAAAAATTAAAATAAAAACAATTTTTGATACAGAAAAAACGTTAAAAAATAAAAGTTTAAGTTCTACCGTTTATGATGACAAATCACCTAAAACGATTTTAAAAGAAATAGAATTACGTGAAGATTTTAGTATAAATTTTTCTGAAAATATTCCAGAAGAAGTATATTTAAATTATTATTTTACTTCTTATTCAATGAACACTTATCTTTTGTTAAATAAAGAAGATTTAATAGATAAAGATATAAGTAATTTTGGTCCAAGATATGCTAATAAAATAAGAAAATATTTAGTTAAAAATTCAAATAATTCCATAGTAAATCCCATTTCAGATGAAGATGCTGGAATACCAAATGACGTAATGTAATATAAAAAAAAGAATACGAAATATTTTTTACTCGTATTCTTTTTTAGTTATTTCTATTTTTAAATTATATATATTAAAATCTTTACTCATTTGTCTAAGGCTTACTTTTAAAAGTATTTTTTTATTTGTATCTTCGTTAAAAAACCCTAATTTATATTGTACTTTATATTTTTTTGAATACACCTCAGAAGAACCTGTTGAAATCAATTTTGTATTTCTTCTAATGTTTCCATTTAATCTAATTTGAAACAAAGGTAAAAAGTTAAGTCCTTTATTTGGAACTATTAATCTAAGTAATTTTGTTTTTTTAGGATATGTTTTTAAAATATTCAATTGTTTCTCCTTATTTATTAATCTTTAGTTACTGTAAATTTGTAATCTACTATATTTATACTTTTATTTCTTAATTCTTTTATATGTATATCAAATTCATTTACTTTTTTATTTTCGTCCATTGCAAAAAATATTTTTTTATAATTTTTAAAGTTAGTAGATAAAACTGAAGAATCATATACTTTTAATTTATTATGTCTGATAAATGAAAAAGAAGAAAAAGTACCTAATCTTGTTAAAAAACCTATTTGATTTTTTGTTACTATTATTCTTAATTTCATTATATGCACACCTCTTTTATTTCCAATACTTTTAAATTCATTATTTTATACATTCTATTTGTTAGTTCAATAGTTACTGTTCTTAAAATATTTCTTGAACCTGATGTAAATCTAATTGTTTCTACATTTTTATGTTCACTCCATGAAATACCATCAATTCCTCCTTTCGTAAACAAATTATGTCCTATTGTTTTTTCTATACCATATAAATCATTTTCTAAAAATATAAAATTCATATTACCAACTCCATAAATCTCTTTTTTCTTTAATTGATATTATTTCTAATATATTATTTGTTGTTTTTTTATATTTAAAAACTATGTATTTTTCATTGTTTTTAGCATTATAAAACAAATAATCAAAAGCTCCACATAATATTTTTGTAAAAACATCTTCTTTTTCGTTATAATTTTCAAGTTCACTTATAAAATATGCTATGTTATATCTTTTCTTTATAAGTCTATTTATTAAAGTTTGTTTTCCTTCTGATAATATAAAAAACATATTTTTCTCCTTTAAAAAAATGCGCCGGCGGAGAAAAAACAAAAAAAAACAGAGAAATTAATCTCTGTTTAAATATCTGTTTTTTCTGGGCTAAACACTCTTATTTTATTATTAACTCCATTATTATACATTGAAAATCTGTATACTATATTATTATCTGCTAAAACATAAACATTACCACTTTCTATTTCTACTTCTTTGAAATATTGTTTAAATTTTTCTATTATTTCTTCTTTAGTATCATAATCACATGAACATTTCTTTAATTTCAAATCTATGTTTTGGTCCATTCTTTCACGTAATGTTTTTGGTTTTACATACTCTTTTGCTGTTTCTGAAGTATGTTTTATCTTATCCCATACTTCTGCAAAAGTGTCTTCTATAAAGTTGTTAAAATCGTCTTTCATTAGTTACCGCCTTTCAATTGAATTTTTATTTTTTCTAAATCTTCAACTAGTTTATTTAGCTTTTTTGTTAACTCTTCTATGTTTGGACTTGTTATTGTTCCTAAAACTTCTAAGTTTTTAGTTATCTCAACATCTCCGTTATCTTTAAATTTAAATTCAGAATTTGTATTTGGGTCTTTAATCTTAAGCAAACTTTTTACCTCCTATATAATATTATTATAAGTTATTATATAATATATATGATAAAAAGTAAAGCATTTTTATTTTATTGTTTTAAAAAATGTTCTTTATGAATTTTTCTTATTGTATATATATTATAGTTTTTTATTATAAAAACTTTTATAGATTCTGAACCATCTTCTGTAAAATATTCTAATTTTTCTATATACAAACTATCTTTTTCTCTAAAATTAGTAATTCTTGAAAAACCAGAAGCATATTTTTTATTTACAGCTTCTACTTTAAATAGATGCACTATAAGTTTTGTTTCTCCTTTAAAAATTAAAAATTTCATTTTTTCTCCCTATGTATTTGATTTTATTTAAAAAAAGTTATACTATACAGTATCAACTAATAAATGTAAAGTAATTTTTTAAAGAGAGGTAAATAAAATATGTTACAACAATATGTAGATTTAGCATTAAACTTTATGAAAACTAACTCGCCTGTATCTTATGTAGTATTAGCTATAGTTATTATATTTATTCTTAATATTTTTGTTAAGAAAATTCCAGCACCAGCTCAATTAACTAAACTTGTAGACCAAGCTGTAGTTGCTGCTGAATATAGTTTTAATTCTGGTGAAGGTAAAAAGAAATTAGAATTCGCTAAGAAATGGATGAAAGATAATTTTACTGTATTACCTTGGTATATTAGAATACTAGCTAATAGTTATTTAGATGAAAAAAGATTAATAGACTTAATAGAAACTAGTTTAAATAGACTATCAGTTGCTTTTGGTTCTGGAAGAGTAATTGATTTAGTAGGAAACGAAGAAACTGTTAAAGTTGCTATTGAAGTAAAAAAAGAAGACTAAGTTTTTTAACTTAGTCTTTGTGTAACCTGAAAGCCATACATTTCCACGGGTTAAACTGTGCGAAAGATGATGGCTTTTTATTTTTATACAGAAAAGGTGAGCACGCAAATAAGCGTGCGAGCAAAAAGGGGGAAGGAGAAAAGCGAGGATAGGAGCGTCTAATCCTCATATATTCTCCAACTATTTCCTTTTTTAAATATAATATTTCTTACTTCGCCATTAGGTTTATAAGTAGTTATTTTATTACTTTCACCATTTATATATTCTTCTTTAGTAGTTAGATTACCAAAATTATCATAATCTTCTTTTATTACTAAATAACCATAAGTATAATAATAAGTATTTAATATTTTTCCATCTTCAAAGACTGTTCTCCAACCTTGAAGTTGTCCTCTATCATTATAACTAGCACTTTCTATTAAATTTTCATCTAAATCTTTTTTATAGTATTTACCTATCATATTATTATTTTCAAAGGTATATTCTTCAATATAACTTCTATCTTTATTTATTTTTCCTATTTTTCCATCTATTTCATTTCTAACAACAACTGTTCTTCTTACTTTAGCACTAGTTATTCTTGTTAAAATTTCTTCTTTCAAATCCATTTCTAACTTTTCTTTAGGAGTTTTAAATAAGAATTGAGCTAAATGAAATAAGCTAATAGTGTAAACACCATGAAAATTTAACATTTCTTCTGTTATTAAATATTCAGAATCTTCTACTACTTCTGTTGTAGTAACTGTTTTAAGTTTAATATCTCCTCTAGTTCTACCGCTTTTAACTTCTTCTAAATCTAAATCAGCAGTTCTGTTAATTACTATACTATCTCCGGTTCTTCTTGTATCAAAACTTACTTTTCCAGTTAAGTAACCATTTTTATAATAAGCTTTACTATGATATGTTTCATCTGAAATAGAACATAATAATTCTTCTTCTACTACACCATTTATTGGTTTAGATTTATGAGTTACTTGATTTTTATTATAGAAGTTTAATTTAAGAGTTTTCATATCATATTTACTAGAAGTTATATTTAGATTTGTTAATACATATACTATACCTATAATTATTAGTATATTATAAACTTTTTTAAACATATATTAGCTTCTGCCTCTACCTTCTCCAGATTTTCCACTATGGCCATCATGTCTACCTCTCCAGTCATCTTTATCTCTACTATTATGGCTTCTTGTATCATAATTAAATAAAAATGGAACTTCAGGACTTTGTCCTCCTCCATATTTTACCCAGTTAGTTAATTCTGTAACATTTACATATCCAGAAACAATATTTTTACTTATATTCATTCTTGGATTATAATGAAATACATAAGTAACTGTTTCATCTCTATTACAAGTAAATTGAGGACAATTAATAGGAGAAACTGTATTATTATAAGAAAGTTTATTTGCGTTAAATACTGTTCCATAAGGTACTTTAATATTAATAGTAACATTATTACTAGGATAATACCAAGTATGAAATTTTTGTCCACTTGGATTTTTATAATCTAAATGATGCCCATCTTTATTTGGTTCAAATTCGTTTAACTTACAAATAATAGTTACATTCACTTCTTGTGGTTTAGGAGGTGCTGGAGGTGGAGGAGGTAATGTATTAGGAGTATAACCTACTCTTTTATATACTCTATTATATACATTTACTGTAGCTCCTATAGTTTGTACAAAGAACGCTCTTCTACATTCAAATATTCCAGATTGCCAATTATAACTTATAGGTAATTCATGTAGTTCTTTAAAGTCACTAACTTTACCCATAGTATTCATTACTCCACTAAACACAAGTTGCCCAAAAGGGCCAACTTCAGGTAACCACGATTCATCATAGTTTTTACCTATTAAATCTTTTAAATTATAAGTATGTCTACCATAGTAATTATAACCAAACAAAGTCCATTTCAATCTTGGATTATCTGTTAAGTTAACCGCTCTGTTTAATCCAAAATGTTCCATTAAATAACTAGAATCTACTTTTGCTATATCTGGTTTTAATGTAAATGGAACAGTCATTCTTACTAATTCACTTAGTTTGATATAATCTTTATCAGGAGGAGGGTCTCTATATTGAATCTCAATTTTTTGAGTTTGTTCAATTACTTCTCCACCACCGCCACCATGTCTTCTTCCGCCAATAAGGTTTGTTATTGGCCTAAATATTCTACCTATCGCTCTTCCTATTCTAAAACCCATCTATATCAATTCCTTTCTTAATATTGTTTTTCTCATAATCAATATTATAACATAGAAATTAATAATTTTTATTTTTTTTCAAATTCTCCTGTAAACTCCTGAATTCTCTTGAGTTCTTTAACTAAGTTATATAATTCTTTAAAATTACTTTTATCTTTTTCATTGAGTCTTAGATTTATAGTTAACTTTGTTGATTTTTCATTTTCTAATTTGCATGTATAATTTTTTGATTTATATAAAAACCAAAGTTGTGTTGTTTTATCTTCATTAGCATAGTTTATTTTGTTTAGTTTGCTATTAAAGTCTTTACATTTTATTCTAGATAGTTCTTGTACATCTTCATTATAATAAACTATTTCACTATCTTGAAAATCATACTTATTAAGAAAATTATCTTGTTGATAATAATTATTATTTTCTGGAATATAACTAATTATTTTTACCCAAAAAGGTGAATGTACAAAAAATTCACTAGCTAATACTTCTCTTATATTAGAGCTTTTAGAACTATTTTCTATTAAACAAGTACAATGATGTTTAAATAATTCTTTTATTTCATCTGTAGTTAATTTAAAACTTCCATCATATAATAAATCATAGTTGTAATTTTGGCATAAACTATCTAAGTATTTTAGATTATTCGTGTCTTTGATTACTAAATACTTTTTCTTTTTTAAATCATTTTCATCATATCCACCTAATATATATTTAAGTCTACTCATATACATACTTAAAGTTTGCATATCTAAATCTTGCCAGTTTTCAAGAAAATAATAATTTATTTTTTTAATTTGCATTAAAGTATAATTATTAATTAATTTTGTTTCTAAATCGTCAATGTCAATATTCGCTAAATTTATCTTTAATATATTCATCGAATTCCTCCTTACAATTATTTTTTAGATAATAGCTAATCATTTTAAAATCTCTTGCTGGATATGTTACATATAATTTATTATAATGTTTAATTATATAATCTACATATTTTATTTCTATATAACCTATTGTTTCTAATTGATGTAAAGCTTAATCTATTATTTTATCTTTCAAATTTATCATCTAATCCTATTAATTCTAATACAGCTTTTATCGCATCATCTTCTGTATAATCTGGACTTAATATTACAAAGACTTTATCAAAGTTAGTATTGTATAAGTCTTGTTTATATGGATTAAACTCATCATAATAATTAAGATAAAATTCAAAACCATATTGTAATACATCAGTACTTATATGAGTATTATAATTAACGAAACATTTATATTTAGTTATATAACCTGAAATGAATAAGTAATAAACCCAACAACTTTCAAGAAGCTTATATTCTTTTGTTCCAAATTCTATCATTTTATGACACTCTTCTTTGCTTTCTTCTTGATAATAAATGTCATGATGATGGTCAAAATTATACATTATACAAGGTTTATCTATATAATCTATAATTTCACCATGTTCTTTAAGATAAATTATTTTATCTTTATTTTTCTCTATTAGTCTTGCTATTATATTAAACTTAAGAGGATTTTCTATAATAAACTTATCTTTACCGTATTTTATTTCTCTTAGATTCTCTGTTAAGAAATCCAAGTCTATACTTAAAATGTTCAAAATTTCACCTTCTTTTATTTTTGTTATATATTATATTAATAATTTATATTATAAGATTAGGGGAATGATACTATGTTAGAAAACTTACCTGAATGGGAAGAAAAACTGCTTAATTAAATATATATAAAACTTAATTAAACTTTATAATAAACCCCTACTTTAACAGTGATGTTGAGGTAGCTTGAATTTAAAACTAGTAAACCGTAAAGGCAAGTTAAACCACAAAGTAATTGGAAACGATAAACTTGATGGTTACGAAAGTAGAAAAAATTAACTTGTATGCCTAATGGTGAAATAAAAGTTATAATTAACAATAGTCTTTTTTTCAATCTATTTTAATTATAATCCTAAAAGGACGTTATTTGCAAAAAAAGATAACAAATAACTATTTTAATCGGTGTTTAGTTACCAACTATCTAAGGCATAAGCTATGATAGAGGTTCAACGACTAGGAGATTGAGTCTCCCTCTATAAATAAGAGATAACTACAAGTATTATTGTAGAAAAGTAAAACCACAAGCAGGTATATTGACACGACTTTATATCAAGGGTGGAAGAAAAATATTCACAACTCAAATTGAGTTGAACAAATAGTCTGCGCTATATAGAAATATATAGAGGTCTACTCGTGAGAGAAAGACTGCTTTAAGAGTTGCGACTTAAAGTGAACACACAAAAAATCTATTAAATAAAAAAATAATCTTTACAATTAATTTAATTCCTGTTATAATATAAGCATCTTAATAAAAAAGGAGGTGCGAATATTATGTGTACAGAAAATTATACATTTATAGGATGCAAAATAAGATTGTTACCAACTAAAGAACAAGAAGAGTTATTATTGAAATCAGCTGGTTGTTCAAGATTTATGTACAACTGGGCTTTAGCTAAACAAATAGAAAATTATAAAAATGGTAATAAATTTATCAAAGATTTTGAATTAAGAAAAGAGATGACGTTACTTAAAAAAGAAAAAGGATTTGAATTCTTAAACGAAATAGGAAGTAACGTTTTAAAACAAGCGGTAAAAGATTTGTGCTTAGCTTATAAAAAGTTCTTTGATAAAAAAGCAAAATTTCCTAAATATAAAAGTAGAAAAAGTAATATTAGTTTTTATGTAAATTACGAAACTATGAAAAAAACTCAAAATGGTGTTCGATGTGAAAAGTTAGGAAATATTAAAACAGCTGAACCTTTGCCAAAGTTGCTTAAAGGAGAAAAACATTATCTTTGTCCTCATATAAGTTATGATGGAAAATATTGGTATATAGGTTTTAGTAGAAAAATAAAAACATATAAAACTAATTTAAATAATAATATATTAGGAATAGATTTGGGAATAAAAAATCTAGCTACTTGTTCAGATAAAAAAATTTATAAGAATATCAATAAAACTAAAAAAGTAAAAAATTTAAAAAAGAAATTAAAAAGGTTACAAAGAAAAGTTAGTAAAAAATATCTTGTGAACAAAGTTGGAGAAAAATTTATAAAAACTAAAAATATTATTAAATTAGAAAGAAAAATAAAATTAATATATAGAACTTTAACAAATATTAGAGTTAATTATGGTCATCAAGTAACAACAGAGATAGTGAAAACCAAACCATCTAAGATAGTTATGGAAACATTAAAGATTAAAAATATGTTAAAGAATAAATATCTTTCTAATGCAATATCAGAACAAAGTTTTTATAGGTTTACATATTTTATGGAATATAAATGTCAATTATATGGAATAGAATTTGTTAAAGCTGATGTATTTTATCCAAGTTCTAGATTATGTTCAAGATGTGGACATAAAAAAGAAAATTTAAAACTTTCAGATAGAACTTATAAATGTAATCATTGTGGTCTTGAAATAGATAGAGATTATAACGCAAGCATCAATTTAGCAAATTATAAAAATTAATTCTTAATCAATTTAAAAGATAGAATTAATATGTACCGAGCGATACGCGGGAATTTAAGTCTGTGGAGAGTTATGCCAAACTAGAGTAGTAGAAATACGAAATAGAACTCACTGAAACAGAAAGTTGAATAGTGATGTTTAACATAATAAAAAATTATTTAAAATTAAATAGATTTTTTGTATCGGCAGACAAGTTGATAACAGTTTCTATAGGAGCTGCCGTAATGTATGCTGCTGTAGAATTTATTAAAAAACTTTTAATTAACGTAAATAAAAAAGATGAAAGAATTAATGATATATTTACAGCTCAATTACAAGTACTAATGGAAAATTCTACAGACTACAAAAAAGAATTAACAGATGTTAAAAAACTAATATTAAACACTACTAATATGTCTACTGGAGATTTTCAAACTTATGTTGCTACATTAAATAGAATGATTCATTATAGAATGATGTTTGAAATAGGAGATATAATAGATAAAAACCATATTAATACTAATACTCTTGAATTAACCATTCGAAAAATTAAAAATATTAATGATAAGATTTTTAGTACTTCTGTTTATGACGTTTTATCTTTAAACTTTGATAAAACTACATTGGATTTAATAGTTGAAATGCTTAAAGAAGAACAAGTAGAAACTCAACTTAAATTAGAAGAGATATTTACAGAATATGCCGCTAAGAAAGATGAATCGCAAACAGATGATGATACTGAATTATCAATGAATACTAAAAAGAGCATAAAAGAATTATTATCTTTCATGCTCAATGATTTAACTAGTAGAACTTATTCTATTTTAAATAAGTCTTAACTAAATTATTAACTTCCTTAGATATTTCTTTGGGAGTTTTTTTATTTATATCACATACAAATAATTTATTATCTTCTACACTCTTAACTAAAGCATACTCTAATCCAAGATGTAAATCTTTAGGACAAGTTTTATCTTTATTTCTTTCTTTATATCTTTTTTCTCTTTCTAATTCACTTAATTTAAGATATACTCCTATACATTCAAAATCAGATTTTTTACTTAATTTAATGTAAGCGTCTATGTCTATTACATATACATTTATTTTATCTTCATCAAATAAATCACAAGATGTCCAACTACAATAACCTAATTTTTCATTTCTATATTCAACAAGTATTTCTCTTTCATTAAATTCTTCTCTAAAAGATTTTTTAACAAAAGTATGATGATTAATATCTTCTGCATCATTCTTTCTTACTTCTCTTGTAGTATAAGATTTAACAAAATGATATTTTTTGTTTTTACATAGTTCTTTAGCTAGAGTATCTTTACCTACTCCACTTTTACCTAATATACATATTACTTTATACATATTTTTATTATTCACCTATTTTTTTATATTTCACTTTCTCAAATTTTTTAAAAGACTTTTCAAACTGTTCTTCTATTTCTTTTTTTGAAAGTTTTTTAATTCATCTAACGCTTTTCCTAACTTATTTTCCTCCGCCGGCGCATTTTTTCTAAAAACAGAAATTGCTTTATATAAATCATCAGACTCTGATTTATATATAGTAAAATTAGTTAAAACATAATTATCATTTAACATCTTTTCTTTATATCTTTCAAATTCTTCTGTTTCTTCATCTGTTTCATATTTATGAACTTTTGTTACTAAGTTTAATTCTGGTTTTGTTTCTTCTAATTCTTTAAAATCAGCATATACATCTTTTGGAGTATCTTTAGTTTTAATCTTATAAAGAAAATATTTTGCTAATTCCATACTATATGTATTATTACATAACATACAATACATCATAGCAGAATATAAAGTTATCAAATAGCCATTTTCTTTTTCTTCAATCATATCAAGTTCTCTACCACTAAAGATATCTCTATGTTTTCTAAAACCATAATATCTTAGTTTAGATTTAAAATCTTTATAGTAATAACTTTGATATTGAAGTTCTTCATCATCTTCTTCTTCTTTTAACTTATCAAGCTCTTCTTTATTTATATAGTTATATAGAGGAGCAGCATATACATACTGCTCTCCATTAACTGTTATTATTTCAATGTTTTCCATAACAGCACTCCTATTTTTTATCTGTACTACCAAAACCACCACGAGATACTTTGTTATATTCTTTATATTCTTCTAATGTTAATTCGCTAAACTCTACTTCTTCCATACAAGGAATTATTTCCATTTGGCATAAAGCTGTATGTTTAGGAATACATATTCTACTAGGAGAAAACGAATCAAGATTATAATTTCCATTAGCTACATATGCTTTTATATCTTCTTTTGTTAATGGTTTAAATACAGGTAATTTTATTACATCTTCAGGTCCAGTATAAGTTGAATCAATTAATGCAAGACTATTAGTTTGTATTAAACCCCATTTCTTAAAAGTAGAACTTCTCATTCTCATATCTATCTTATATCCTTCAGGTATTTGTATAGATACTCCTAAATCAATTAAAGCAAATTCTCCAGCTTCTATTACTATGTCGTCTTTAGTATATAAGTCGATAGCTACTGAATTACCATAACCATTTTTAAATTCTAAATCTGGCATAGTAGGGTCATGTTTTAAGTAATTAATCTTTTTCATTTTTATCACTCCTAATTTTTAATTAAATATATCTTCATTAGTTTCTTCTATTTCAGAATCAGCAAGTTCTTCATTTTCTTTAATTATTTGTTCTGCATTTCTTCTTTCTTCTTCAAGATTAAATAATGCTTTCTTATAATCTTCATCAGAGAAGAAATCTTCTACTTTTCTATCTTCAAAGACTAATTCTTTTCTATCTTTTTCAGTGATTCTTTCTGGGTGACCTATGAATTCAAGTTGTTGAATTTTACTCTTTTTAATATTAGCATTTTCTTGTTTCAACATAGTCTTAATATTTTCAAATTGAGCTATGAATAATTCAGGAGGCAATGCTAAAGAATAAAGAGTTAGTTTAGTTTCAGTATATAAATCTAAATTTTCAATAAATACACTAGGAACTTTAGCTTCTCCTTGTACCTTTTCAATAGGTTCTCCATCACTACCTATTATTTGATACCAGCCTCCAGTTTTAATAATTAAACCATATTGAACAGCATAATTAATGAACTCTTTCATTTTTTCAACGGCTACTTTCTTATTGACATCAGTGTTGATAAAAGTATATGTTTCTTTATATGGTTCAGATATCTTTGATTTCTCATTGATTATCTTTACATATTGACTTACCACTTTACTATCTTGAAATTCTGTTTTAGTAGTTTCATTTTGTGAACCTACTTTAGCTATTCTATATACTGTAGCTGGATAATATCTCATTGCCTTTCCGCCTGAACGTCCATGAGTTTTAGCTTGGAACATACTCATTTCAATTCTTTCTTGCTGTATCATGATTACCGTAATACCATAATCACTTAAATATTGATTCATTTTAGCTAATCCTCTAGAAAGTATTCTAGCTTTATCCATCATTACATTTTCTTCAAGACTTTTACCTAATTCAGCATTAGTAGTCATAGAATCTATTGAGTCTACTATAATTACATCTACTAAATTCTTTTGACACATTTCTACTAATATATCAAATATTTTTTCTGTTATTCCTTCTTTTAAGAAAGTAATATTATCTTTGTTTAAATTAGGAAATCTTGATATAAAAGTTTCATCTACAGTTTGTTCAGCATCAACATATAAGATTTGTAAATCTGGATTACTTAATTGAAAACCTTCACATGCTTGTAAAGCAATAGTAGATTTTCCTCCTGATTCAGCACCATATATTACATTATATGTTCCTTTTTTAAATCCTCCAGTATTGAAATCAATGCCACATATACCAGTTAACATATAATGTTCTCTACCTGTTATTTTAAAGTCTTTTATTTTACCTATCTTAATAACAGATTTTTCTTTTTCTGCAAGAAGTTGTTGCTCTTTAACAAACAATTCTAATCTTTGTTTCTTAGTAAGCTCAACTTCAGGTGTAGTTTCAGTTGTTTTCTTTTTAGCCATGATTATTCCTCCATTTCAAATTTAATGATATATTTATCTTTATCTAAAACAATTGGAGTACAAGTAAGTCCTTCTTCGTCATCATACCAAAGACTTAGTTTGACTACTCCTCCATTTAGATTAACAACATATTCCTCCGTAAAACCATCTTCTAATTCTTCACCTGTTTCTTTATCTATTATTTTAATACTAGTAATTCTCATATTTTTCTTCCCACTCTTTATTAAATATATTTTCATAATAGTTATGTTCTTGTGAACCAAATTCTATAGGATATAAAGCACTTGTAGTACTATCTAATTTATAGAAGTAAAATCTAAAAGTTCTTTCATTGTTTCCTACTTTAGTTTTTTCTTGAACTGTAACTATTACAGGATTTTTATAACCGTTTTTATCCCACCACATATCAGTATTTCCTCCAAGGTTTCTTGATGGGTTATAAACAAATCCTAATAAGTCAGTATCATAGTTCATTCTTCTTGAACCAGATAAGTTAAACTGAGTTAATCTAGCATTACTCTTAGCTTTATTCAGCTCATAGTTTATAAAAGTACAGAAGTTATATTTAGAAGAAAGTTTTTTAATATTTCCTGAAATAAAACCTATTTGGTCTTGTATATTTTGACCAACATCTATTTTATTTGCTGAGTCCACTATTAATATTTTAAATTTATCATCAAGTTCTTCTTTTGAACCTATATCTCTTAGTACACTAGTAAACTTAGTCCAGTTATCTATACCTCTTTTAACATCTAGCACTAATAACTTTTTATGTTCTATTAGTCTTTTAAGTGTTTCTACACCATTAAGATATTTATAATAACAATTAGCTGATTCTTGCGTATTAAGACTTCTTCCTAATGTTTTATGGAAATTAGGATTAGAAGTATATTCTCTAGGCAATCCTGTTATTTGAGCAACAAAGTTTGAATATATCTTTTCAGCAGAATCATCTGTTGATATATATAATACAAAACCATTATGTTCACGTAGAGCTACTTGGATACCTAAATGCTGTAGAACCGTGGTTTTACCGCTATTAGCGGGTCCACTGATTACAGTATTTTTACCTGGAACTAACGCAGTGTGATTTAACCAAGGAATATGGAAATTTATCATAAATAAATCTTGAATGGTTTTCTTCTCTTCATAAGAATCAAAGTCTTCTAATCCTGTTTGGAAGATATCTCCTTTAACTTTATTATATTGTTTGTCTATATCTTCTATATCTTCTTCTATCGCTTTTAATATACTAAGAGCTTGAGAAGAATTCTTTTCAACTTCTTTTAAACCAAATTGAAAAGCTTTTTTAATATCATTTTTATAAGATTCATTATCTGATTCTAATCTATATTCTATTTCATCTAATATAGTTTTAGAAGAATAGTTTATATATTTACTAAGAGTTTTAGCTTGTTCTTCTCTTGTTTTAGGTGATTTAGTTTGAGAAATAATATTAATGAATTTTTCAAATACAAGAGATTCATCGAAATTTCCAGACTCTTTTATTTTTCTTAATTCAAATTCAAATAAGTCTATGATTTCATACATCTCTCTTAAATTTAATTTTTCATTATTTTTTTCTTTATCTTGTATAGCTTCATCTAAGTCTTTATATTTATCTGATTTATTAACAGCTACTACATAAGTCTTTTTAAGTTTACGCATTTTAAATCTATTAATTAAATCTTCTGTTCTTTTCTTACCTGTAGCATCGTTATCTAAAGCTATTGCTATTTTATCTATATTGATATCACGTTCTAATAATTCTATATGTTCATCTGTAAAACTAGCTGAACCTAATGCTACTACATTTCTAAAACCAGCTTGATAAGCGGAAACAAAATCTATATATCCTTCTACTATTAAAAATACATCTAAATGATTAAACTTTTTCTTAATATCACTATAACCATAAAAGATACTTGATTTATTATATATCTCTGATTCTTTACCGTTTATGTATTTAGGATTATTAACCGTATCTATCATTTCTCTAGAAACAAAACTACATGGTCTACCAAATCTATCTTTAATGATGAAGATTAATTTGTTCTCATTTATTTTAAAAGAATCGAAACCTATTTCTTTAAGTAAACTATCTATATCATTTATTTGTACTTTTTGTTTAATAAAATCAATAGCGTTTTTATAATTATCAACAGAACCTATTATAAGTTCTCTTGATGTTTTTTCATTTATATTTCTTTTATCAAGGTAATCTTGATTTTTATGTTTAAGTAAGTATTCTCCGAACACTCTCATTATTTTAAACATATTATTTCTTTTTATTTCTTCTTGCGTAATATCTTTTCTTAAGTGTTCATAATCTAAACCATATTTTCTAGCAAGATAAAATACATTTTCTTCTATGAAGTCAGGTCCACAATCTGGTTTTCCTTCTAAGAGACTGCAAAGCTCGAATATATCTGCGGTATAGTTACAGCTAAAGCAATGTAAAACATTGTTTTCATCCCAGAAATGCATACTAGGATTATGGTCGTCATGTTCTGGGTTAAGACACTTAACAAATCCCCTGTTATCTAGTTGAATATTCATTTCATCCATATATAAACTTATATAAGGACGAAGATTTTCCATTAGTTCTTGTATTGAGTTAATCATTTAAATCACCACTTTTTGTTAAAAAAATACGGTGCTTTAAGCTCGTAAAACACCGTATTTAATTTTAATTATTCATTAACTAATTCTTTTAACTCTTTAGCAACTTTAAAAGTTATAGTTTTCTTTTCTGGAACTATTATTTTTTCTCCTGTTTTAGGATTTCTAGCTTCTCTAGATGCTCTAGTTACTTTTTTTAAAATTCCTATTCCAGATATTCTAAATTCTCCTTCAGTTTTTAGCTCATCTTTGATAGATTCCATTAATAAGTTATACACTTCTTCTACTTCAATCTTTTTTAAATTAAATTTTGAAGCAGCCAATCCTATAAATTCTTGTTTTGTCATTTTTAAACCTTCCTTTTCTCCGCCGGCGCATTTTTTTACCTTTGGAATTATATTTTATTTTAACAAAATTAGTATATTATTTTATATATTAATTTGAGATAACATCAGCTAGATGCAAAACATAAGCTTAAACGAAGCAAAAACTTTTACTCTAGGTTTTTACACAAATTACTGACTATATATTTTATATTACAATTTTAATATTACATTTTTAATAATAAAAGCTAAATAGTAAACTCTGCAATCTTAATACAAAAATAATAGATAAATACCGTATTTTTCTATTATGTATTTAGCATGGGCAAAATGCTTTCTTCTCTTTAGAAGTTGAGAACCATTATTGTTCACATATTGTCTTTTTATCATAAATGTGTTGTTTTTATTCTAGGTTTTATACTTAGCAGAATAAAAATAACCAAAAAGTCTAAGTGTTTATATTAATGTTTATTCAACATTATCTCAAAGTAAATTCATTATATATTATTATTTTTATTTTGTCAAGAATTTTCTTCGGTTTTTTCTTTTAATGCTTTTAATAGCACATCTTTATCGAAGAATTTCTTTTTATCTTTGCATAAACCTGATTTCCAGTTTCCAGTAACTAGGTCTACTATTTGTTCTAATGGTTTTTTTAATATTCTTTCAAATAATTGCCAATCTTTCATGTCATTCCTCTTCTGAAATTATTACAAATTGATTATAAGAAGCTAATTTGTCATCTATAGTTAAAAAACAAAAATACTTATCTTCGTTACAGTCTTCTACATGTAAGTCAAAATTAATGTTTGTAATTCTATAATCAACTAAAGATTGTTCTATATCAACAGAGGCACTTTCTAATTCAACATCTTTAGCTGAAAAATTTTTTAATTTAAATTTTAGTTTTGGATATTTTAAAAATGTTTTAAAATCTATTTTTTCTATATCTTCGAAACAATAAAATTTAATTTCGTGGTCACATGTTTTTTTAAGACTTTGAAAAGTTAATTTAACTTTTATATTTTTATCTTTTTTCTTATTATAAACGTTTTTAGAAAGACTCATTATTACATTTAATTCGTTAAAAATATTTTCTACTCTTACATTTTTCATATTAGCCTCCAAAAGTAAAACTACTTTCTGTTATATAAACAATTGTATTATCTTCATTTAATTTATCTTTAAACAAACTTATTTTATATGGTTTTGAAGTGTCTATTTTTTCAATCAAATAGAACACTTCTTTTTCTTTTATTTTTTTTAATATTTCTTTTATATTATCAAAAGAAGTATTATGAAAAGATTTTAAATCACCTACATGTTTATTAAAATATTCTTCATTCATTTTAAATCTCCAAGTCAATATTTAATTCAACATTTACTGTTTGAACAGTATTTTTATCTTTAGCTCTTAAAGCAAAGTAATAACTATTTTGGTCTATTATATGATTCCAAAAGTTTGTTCCTATTTTTTCTAAAGAAACAAAATCTTTTTCATTATAAGGTGCTGTTGGATTAAGAGTAATTTGTTTATCTAATATCTCTTTATAATCATCATCTGATTTTAATTCAAAACATAATATATTACACATTTGTAATGTGTTATTTATATTAGCTACACCTCTAATTGTTTCTATATATTTTTCTATGATTCCAGCAAAGTCGAATTCTTTTTTTAAGAACTCCATTATTAAACTAGTTAATTCTTCTCCTCTAGCATTATCATCTATTTCACTTAGAGGAAAATGTTTACATGGTAAACTATAACAGTTAAAATAAGGATTTTTAGTTACTAGATATTTTCCTTCAGAGTTTTTAATTATAAACATAATCAATAAGTTTTCTCTGTTTCTAGTTAATACATTTTGTATATTTCCTTCTATCATGTCATCACCATTATTTTACATTATTATTAATCCAATCAATAGCTTTTTCAAAATCTTTTACTAATTCTTTTTTTATAAGACATGGTTGTTTATCAATATTATTAATAGATAAGTAAATTATATAGTTTTTATAACCATATGCACTTGTCCATTCAGCAATATTGTTATCGTAAAATTCTTTTGCATAATAACGAAAATTTTTATCTTCTATTTGAAAATCTTTTGATGGATTTAATTTAAATATTTTATTGTTTATGTGTTCTATATACCAAGAGTACCATAAATCATTGATTTTTGTTATTTTTATTTTTAATATTTCTTTCATATTAACTCTCTTTTTATACAGACAAAGCTTTGTTTAGCAATTCCTCAGCTTTTTCTTCTTCATTGCCATCATCTTTTTCAACATCGTGTATTTTATTTGTCGATTCTAATAATTTAAGTATAGCATTAACTACGATATCATAAGGTTTTTCATTTGTCTTACAGAAGTTAAATCCACTTTTTAAATCTATAACAAAATCTTCATGGTCTAAACCTTTATTTTCATCTCCATTAAGCATAACAAGTTCATTTGTTAAATTCTTAACGTCTATATCTATATCATAATCCTTTTTTGCTATATCTATTATGTTTTTAATTGTTTCTAATGTTTTATCATCAATTAAATTCTTTGAATTTTCCCAATATCTTGTAAATCCCATAATTTCTCCTTTCTAATTTTTAGGTATTGCTATTTTAACTGCTTGGTAATAAGCATAAGCAGATTCTCTTCCTCTAGTTGCATCTTCTACGAAATACTTTGCAAATTCATAATCAGTTTTTAAATCTTCATTTTCAGAATTCTTAGAAAATAGTTTTTCTTCTAATTCTCTTTTAATGATTATTTGTCTTTCTGTTTTTGTTGTTATTTCTTGAATATAAGAAAGACTTTCTATTTCTCTTGTTGTTTTTAATTCTAGTAATTTAAGTTCTTTTTTTGATATTTCATATTTTTCTTTTATTATCATAGATAACTGTAATACAAAACTTAATATAGTATCTTGATGTTCTATTATATTAATACTATCTTGTAAAGCTCTATTATAATTACTAGGATTTAATTCATTTAATGATATTTTATTTTTAATATTATTTTCATATTGTTTTATTGTTTCAAAATTTCTTTCTTTATCAGCACTACCATATTTATATAGTAGCTTTTTGAACATTGTTGTTGCAATCATGATAACTCCTTATATTTTAACACAATTCTAGAATTTTATTGCTTCTAGTCATTGCAACGAATTTAATATATACTTCATCCATATTATCTATCATTTTTTCTTCATCAGGATAGTCTTCAGCTATTTTTACATAGCTGAATTCTAATCCTTTGCATCTATGTGCAGTTATATATCTAATATGCTTTTCGTCTTCAATTTTATCTTCTGGTATTAATAATTCTTCATGGCTTAAAATTTCAAGTAATTCATCATATGAATAGTGACTACTTAGAGAGATGAATCTTTTCAGTCTTGAATCTTTGCTTAAACTATAAATATATTCTAAATCAGAAACTCCGTTTATTGGGATACCTTTATATCTTGATTTATAATCTCTGATTTTTTCAATTAATATTTTATAGAAAGAAAGTTCATCTATAGTTTTTTGGGAGATGACTATACGTTTGCCGTTTTTCATACTTTCTAGTAGTTCTAACATTAATGCTTTATTTGTTCTAAATATCTTAACATAATTGTCTTCTGGACAAGTTCCGAACTTAGCGTTCGTATTAACACCATTTAATAAAATTGGATTATCAAAAAACTTACTTATTAGATTATTACAATAATCACTTGTATCTTTTCCTACTCTATATGAAACAGTTAATTTGAAATCACATTCTTTCATACCTACTGCTCCATTATAACCATATATTTTTTGATAAGTATCTCCTACTCTTACCGTTCTTTTTCCTTCACTAATACTATTTATAATATCTAAATAACATTCTGAAACATCTTGATATTCATCTACTAATATAGTATCTATTTCAGGAAGAGTTGGTTTAAGCATTTGATATCTTTTAATATATAATTCATGAAACATAGGACAATCTTTGTTAGTCGCAATGAACTGTAAAACAGACTTACAATACTCAACAGTTCTTTTATCTACTATTGTTTCATCTAAACAGTCTTCTAATTTTTTAGAAGAAGAAAAAAATCTTCTTAATACTGTCATTGTATCTTCTATCCTAAAGTCCATATATCTGTCAACAAATCCTAATTTTTTCATTGTTTCAAACATAAAGAAATAATCCAAGTTTTCATCTAATCTTCTTTTTGTAAAACTAGCAAAATAATTAACTTTACTTGTTTTAAAAAAGCTATAAGCGAGTCCATGAAATGTTTTGACGATAGCATTATTGATGCATTGTTTTTTTAATTTTTCTTCTATTTCTTCTTTAATAGTAGCATTAAAGCAAAGAATTAAATGTCTTCTATCTGGATTAGCTTTAGCTATAGCTAAAAGCAATGTTGTTTTTCCAGTTCCTGGACCAGCATTTACAGTTATGTGTTCTTTATTACTATTTACTACAGCTAATTGTTCTTCAGATAATTTCATTCAATTCTCCTTTCTTTATAACATTCTTTCACCTGAGTTCCATAATTTTTCTAATTTTCTATAATTATATTTACTAGAAAGATTAAATAAATATAGAAATTCAATAACGTGTTTAAATGTTGTATGTGTTTGTACAAAACTATCAGTATTAAAGAATAATAATTCATATTTTAAATGTTCTTCATTGTATTTTATTTCTGCTATTTTTGAATCATAACTGAACAATACAAATATATCTCCTGTTTTTATTACAACACTTTTTCCGCCATTTCCTCTATGGAATAAACTTATGTTTGTTGTACCAATCATATCTATTCACTTCCTTTAGTTTAAATATTCAGGTTCTTCTTCTTGTGTTTGCGTTTCTTCTTCATCTAATTCCATTTGAGCGCTTACTTTTCTAAAGAAATATTCCATATAGAAAAATCCTAGAAAATCTTTTAATTCTTTATTTTCATTTGGATAAAGTTTATTTATTTTTTCTATTACTAGATTATAAACATCTTCACTGTCTACTTTTTCTTCTATTGAAAATAAATCACCATATTTTTTCTCTAATTGTTTTTGGATATGTTTTCTTATTTTTTCAAATGTCTTTGAAACTCTCTTGTATTGTTCTTCGTACTTCTCTTTTAGTGCCATATTCTTCTCCTTTCTGTATCATAAACTATATAAAATGCGCCGGCGCATTATAATTTTTCATTCATTAATTCACCTTCACAAAACTCAATTACAGTTTCTGGAACTCTTTTTGTTAGTTCTAACATTGCCTTTATTAAAGACTTGTTATATACTTTTTCATTAGATAATAATAATTCTTTTTTATTAATAACATCTTCTATGATAAAATCTTGGAATACTTCAATTTCAGCTTCAGATAAAGAGTTACGCATAATTCCTTTTACTTTAGCTTTAAAATATTCTTTTTCTATTTGCAAAAATTCTATTTCAATTTCTCTAACTGCATCATAATACTTCTTTTCTTTTTTCAATAAAGTAAAAGCGTTTTCTAAATCCATGTTACCTCCTTATATTGAATCAACTAATATATTGCTTGTTATATATTCTTTTTCTTTTTCATCTAAAGAGTTAAAAGAATCAATAACTAAAAACATTTTTATAAACATTTCTTTGGCAACAAATTTATTTTTTATTTTAATTATTTTATTTTCTTTTAATAACTCTTTTAAAGCCGTTTCACAATATAAATCAATTAAATCTGCTAAACCAATAACACTTTCTGCTTTATTTCTAAATTTTTCATAAGTAAAAAATACTTCACCAGAAAGTCTATCTAATGTATATTTTTTTATTTCTTCTACGTATTTTTTAAAATCTTTACTGTTAATTACTTTTTTTAAGAAGTAATTATTTCCTATTCTTTCATCTAAGGTTTCTAACATTTCGTCTATTGAATCCATATTCACTCCTTATAAAGCATCTGCTAATATTTTCCCTAATATTTCTGATTTTGTAGTTTCATCCAGCTCATTAAAAACCATCATTGTAGAATAAACTTTTTTAAACAATTCTTTAATGATGTATTTATTTTCTCCTATTTGAAATACATCATCTTCATCAATTAACTCGTTTAATGCTTTTTCTGTATACAATCTTTTTAATGCTTTTTCTGTTGAACCAGATAATTCATTTTGAGTTATATTTTCAAAGTCGTTATATGTAAAACCGCCACACCATCTAAGTTTTTTTAATGCTTCATTTTTTATCTCATTAATTCTAGTTCTAAACACATCGCTGTTCATAAAATCTGTTTCAAAATAAGAAAACATTAAATCTTTTTCTAATTTTTCTTTTGTTTTTTCATTAAATTTTTTTTGTGTTTCTTCAATAATAAGTTCATTAGTTTCCATATTTATTTTTTCTTCAAGTTTTTTTCTTATTTGTTCTTGTCTTTGTTTTTCAAAATTTTCTTGAAATATTTCATTTATTCTATCCATATTGCCTCCTAACAATTTTCACATATTGTTTTATATTTACAACCATTACATTGGAAGTTTTTATACATTTCTCCGTTTAATAACTTATTTATTTCAAAGTCTTCTATTAATCCATAAGATTGCATATTATTAATTTCATCCATACTAAGACTTTTATCTGTAAATATCTTTCTAGGAACGACATCTTTTTCAATATGTTTTTCGAAAAGTTTAATTTTATCTAATAAATAAGATAAATTATATTCATCTATTTTATTGTTATCTATACTTAAACAAGAATCTTGAAAACCAAAATTAAATTCTTTATATAACTCGCTATTATTTTTACCTACATATATAAGTTTCAAAGGTTTTCTAATTAAAAACATATTAAGCATTATTTCTGGTATATGATAACTTAATGGTTTAGCATTAAACTTGTTCCATACTTTGTTTTTTATAATTCCTACGCTATCATTTACAGGTTTTATTAATAATATGTATTCTTTATCTCTTTCATAATCATATATAAAGCCATCTTCCGTAGTTTCTATATTTAATCCAAAAGTATTAACTATAGTGTTTTCAGGTTCTTTATATATATCTACTAATTTTAATTTACGTAAGAATTGTTCTTTAGATAACATATTTTTTTCTATATCTTCAGTTACTTTACTTGTAACATTATCTTGATAAGAATTTTTAAATCTAAAATATGTTTCTCTACAACAATGTCCTATTTCTAATTCTTCTAATTCAGATACACAAAAAGAAAAATCAGAAGCTTTAAAAATCTTCTCGATATATATTTTTCTATCTTCTGTATTTTTATAAACTTCTGATTCATTATTAAGAGTGTTAATATAAGTATTATAAACTTCTTGCATTATTTGAATCCAAGATGTTTGTTCTACATTTTCTCCATTTTCTTTCTTTTTAATATTATCCTGAATTATTTGATTGATAATATTATTTTCATTTTTCATTTTTTTACTCCACTTTAACTAATTTACTATTATCATGATTTAAAACAAGTATTAATGCATCTGCTTTATCATTATCTTTGTTATAGCTAGTCAATCCTAATTCTGGATAAGTTTTTTTTATATGATTAAAAGCTGTTGCTTTATCATTTGGTTTAATTTTAAGATGAGCTCTACTAGAAGAAGGTGTAATATTATATACTTCTATACCATACTTAAATAAGAAATAATTTACTAAACCATGAAGTTTATATAGTGGAGCGGAGGACGGAATAGTAAATTTACTGATGTAAGGACTTTCTATTATTGCTTTACTAGGTTTATATATAGTAACTATATCTAATAACCAGTATAAGATTTCTAAATCTCTTTCAAATTCTGTAGGAGAACCGCTTACTTTAAATGAATCTAAGTATTCTATATTACTAGTATCTATATCATATATACAAACACCAGGACATGTTTTACTTAAATCAATTCCTATTATTCTGTCTTTCTTTAAATCTTTTGTAACGTTCTCTAGATTTTCTTTTTCTTGCTTCACTAATTTCTTTATCTCTTTTATATCTTTGATAATAGACATTATGTTCATCTACTCCTTCATACAAAATATTTTCTATATGATTATTTTTTAATTCTTTTATAAACTCTTCTAAACTAGGAAAATAATCTGTATCAAATCTAAGTAATACTATTCTACCTAGTTTATGAAAAAGTTCTCTTTCTTCATCATTCTTTTTATAGTTTCTTAAACTTTCTGCTGTTTTAAAGAAATGACCATCTGCTTTATTTAGATTGTGATTAGTACCATCTATCTCTATACATATAGGAGGAGTAGTAGGGAAGTAAAAGTCATATCTCTTACTTCCTTCTTTAACTTCCTCAAATAAAACTACTTTATATATACGTGAAATAGATTCTAATATTCTTTTCATATGTATATGTGCTTTACTTAACATTTTTTACCTCTTTTATTTATGATGTCTAAACCATCTTTTCTTTGTTTGGATTCCTTTTAAACTATGTCTTAGTTTGTTTATGTTACGAGGTGCATATAAATCATCTACTTCTTTTTCTTCTTTTATTTCTGCATAGTTCTTAACAATAGATGCTATTTCTTTATCACTTGTATAAATTAAAGCTTCTTTATTATTAATCCATTCTTTTATATTGCTAATATCTCCAGAATGAGTATAGAAGCAATTAATATCGAATCTAAATTGTGTTTTATTTCCTTCTACATAACAAGAAACAGAACCAACTGATTCGTCATAATTGTCTATGTTTACATAGTCACAATATACTTCATGATAAACAGATTCTATTGTTTTCCAAGATTCTCTTTCATTATCAGAGAATTTAACTCCATATATATTAGGAATACCAGTTTTTTCTTTTAAGAAAACAATACTGTACAAGTCTATATTAAAAGCACTTGTACATAATGTTATTTCTAAATCTCTAAGATTAAATCTTTTTACTTTTTTCTTACCATTTTCATAGTAAGCAATATGTAAATATTTTTTCTTAGCAAGTCTACCATATTCTTTTTTTAACCAATTTTTCATAAACTACTCCTTATATTCTATTATTTCACAAGAGCGTCTTTGACATAGAAATTCAAACATTTTTAAAGTATTAGAGAAATTAGATATATTTGTTTTTCTATAAACAATTACTGTATTTATCTTTTGCTCAAGAATAAGATTAATTAGTTTTTGTAAACCTTTTCTATCTTTAAAAACCATATTATCTTCTTCATCTATTAATATCTTTTCTATACCATATCCTTTAGTTCTAGCAAACTCCTTTAATGTTTCTTCTTGTCTTTCTAAGTTATAAGTTCTTGAATCATTAAAATCTGGACATATGTATATAGCTGTTTTTCTTTCTAGTCTTATTTCTTCATCTTCTATATTATTTATTTGATTTGTCATAGTATCCCTCTGTTAACTCATTCAATCTATCTACTATATCATTAAGTTTATTGATGTGTTCTTTAGTAAAGTCTTCTAAGTTCCCTTTAGATTGTAACATTAACATAGTCATTACTTGTTTAGACATAGCATCAAGATATGTATCAAGTTTGAATTTTTCTTTAGAATTAGATAACTCTTTAGTTATTTCTTCATTTAGTTTTTCAACAACTTCCATTTTTTCTTCAACTGTTTTTGCTTCTTCTATTACTAAGTCTTCTTTTGCCTTTTCTTTTGGTTCTGGTTTAGTTAATAATTCATTCTTTAAAGTAACTTCTCTTTCTGTGTTTTCTGATTCATTAACAGGAACTTCATCTTTTTCAACTTCTTTTGTTTCTACTTTTATTTCTTGTTTTATAGGATTAGTGTCTATTTCTTTAGCAGCCTGTTTTAACTTTTCAGCTTCTATTTCATAGTCTAACCCTTGTTTAAATAACGCAATAGCTTTTCTTAATTCTATTTTACTTAAATGATTATATTTATTGTAGAATGTTTTTATTTTATATTTAGCTTCATTACTTATTTTTCCTGGAATTTCATTCAAGAATAAAATCATACTATAGTACTCATCAGAGAAAGATATATTTTTAACTGTAGTAATTTCATCATCAAGTATTTCTTTATGTAACACAACCCAGTTAAATAAACTTCTTCCTCTTCTTTCATCTATTTTGAAACTAGTAATGAAATCTTTCATTTTAATAGTAGTAAGTTTACCAGCGTCTACTAATTTATTATATAATTCATACATAGACATAGCTACATCATAATCACTTAATCTTTGACCATGATTAATATTTTCATTAATAGCATCACGAATTATTGTTTCTATTGTTTTGTAATCAGTGATATAAGCTTTTATTGTTTCTAACCCAAGTCTTTTACTTGCTTCCAGTCTATGGTAACCATCTACTACTATTAACTGACCATCAAGTAAACCAAGATGAATTTCTGGAAATACTTCTGCTTCTTTTAATGATTCTACATTCTCTTCAATTAATCCATTCTTTCTTGGATTGATATTGATATTACTAATATCAGAAAGTAACACATCTTGTATTACTTTGTTTTCAAATGTACTTGTTGTGTAATTCATTTTTTTACCTTCCTTTTATATTTGTTTGTTTTTAACTTTGTTCCAAAACTCTTTCCATTCTTTAGAATCAGTTAGTTTTTTAACTTCTTCTTTTGTTTTGAAATAATTCCCTAAATCATATCTCGTTCTATCTAAATAAAAACCAAAATCTACATGTTCTTCAGCTATTCCTTCTGAACTTATAGAAAAATATGTTTCTCCGTTTTTAGCTCTCCACAGTTTTTCAATTCCAAATTTATCATTTAAAAAATCTACTATTTTTTGTAGATATTTTATATCTTTGTTTTCTATTATTTGAGGAACTTTATTTCTACTATTTATATTTAACTTAAGACAATAATATAGGAAACTATTTACAAAAGAAGCATCAAATTCTGTACGTTCTCCTATATTGAAGAAATATCTGTTATCTTCACCGTCTATAAATTCACAAACTCCAGCAGTTCTAAAAGCTTCTTTGCTTAGTTTGCTTATATACCAAGAACTGTACTCTTCGTTGATTTTAACAACTTCTATTTCTAAAACAGGTTCTTTCATTGGAAATCACCTGTTCTTATAGCTCTTTTAAACCAATTAGCACATTCAGAACCTACTATCTTACTAATTCTTTTATCTGTTATTGCATTATCTTCTAAGAATCTTCTTTCTTCTCTAAGTACATCTTTAACTATAAAATCAATAAAAGGTTTAATATTTTTTAAATCTACTTCTAGATTATTTTCTTTTAGATAATCTAAACCTTGTTTTAATCTAGCTTCATTTAAACAATATTCAACTATTCTTTTATCTTCTTTTATTTCTTCTATTGACTTATCTTTATTTACTTTCTGAGCCTTTGTTTGGAATTCATCAATTTTTGTTTTAAAGAAGTAAGCTGCGCCATCTATTATATAATGCCATACTATACCTTCTCCTACTCCTTTATATCCAAACTTCTCAGCAAATACATCTTGTGTTTCATATTGTTTTACATAACTATCTATAGTTTCAACGAAAGATAAATCATCGAATGATTTTTTATTTATAGTTATTTTGTGTTCAGTTTTGAATAAATCGAATATTCTAAGTTCCTCGTTGAATATCTTTATATCTGGAACTATGTAAAAGTCTTGATAATCATTTATTAATCTTATAGCAAAAGGTGCAAAAAATCTTTCCATTTCACTTATTGCCATGTTTTTTTGAATAGCTTTACCAGCATATTCTCCATAAACAATAACCATAGGATATTTATTAAGCAACTCAGTTATGTTGCTTTTGATAAACGCAACCCTTTCAGGATTCATCCATTTATAGAAATCCATATTATCTTGGTGTTGATTAAGTATATTATTTCTACTTTGTATTTGTGTAGAACCATCTTTATAGAATACTATACTTGCATTAGTTCCATGAAGCTTTGGAGTTCCATAAATTTCAAGAACATCATTGTGTGTAAAATAATTACTTCTTTTAAGTCCATATATAAAGTCTTTTAAATGAGTTATATGTTGGAATTTATACATCTTCTTTGTTACTTTATTCTTATTAAACAATTTTTTAATTAATAGCTTTATCTTCTTGAACATCTCTTATCCTTTCTTTATAAAACTTTATTAGTTTGTTTCTAACATATTTCATAGTATATAAATCACCTATTGGAAATAGAGAACCATTTTTAACTTCTATTCTTTTATCTTTCAAAGCTTCTCTTCTGATATATGATACTATTTCTAACATTTCACTATGAATAGTTGGAGATAATTTTATTTTATTTCTATAAGAATCATAGCTATATTGAGCATCATCTATATCTTCTTCAACAAAATCATCTGGGAGTTCAACACAATTAAAATATTGTATTGGGTCTTTGTCTATTACTAGATAAAAGATATACTCTAATATACCATCATATTCATCTAAGTTACTTCTAGATAGAGTGAAAACATTCTCTAAGTCTTTATGGCATTTATTCCCTACGAAAACAACTTTTATTTTCTTAAAACTATTTGCCATTTTTGTTCCTTTTTTCTATATCACAAAAAGTTTGCCACATTCTAATTAGTTCAAAACTTTTATCTGATATATTTCTACAAATTATTCTTTTTTCAGATTCTAGAAAAAGATAATCAAACAATTCACTATGAGTTTGTATTTCTAATTTTTTGTTTTCAAAGTCAATTATTAGAACTTCATTTTTATCTTTTTCTATTTTTTCTATAAAAAAACTTTTATTTTTGCCTACAAGTTTTTTGAATTTTAAAACAGTATACTTATTCATCATATTTTCCTATTTTAATGTCTTCTAAAACTGATTCTACAAATTCTTCAAAGTTTTCGTAATCTTCAAGATAATCATTTAATACATCACAATAATCTTGCCAGTTATCTACTCCGCCACATTCTAAAGCATCTAATTCATATCTAGATATTAATAAACCTTTTAATGTTTTTTCATCTATTTCATAATTTCCGTTTGATAATTTTTTTATTTTCATTTGTTGCCTCCTACATAAACTCCATATCAATTATCTTCTTTAGTTTTTCCAGTATGTCTATGTTATCAAATAAAACATATTCAACTCCTGGTTCTTTTACTTCAGGAAGACTATATGCTAGTTTATATGTTTTACTTTTTATACCACTTATAACATCATTCATAACAATTCCAGTATCTGTGCCTTTATTAAAACTATCTTTATTTCTAAGATTTATATTTTTTCTTATTAAGAAATCTATACAATCATTATAAAGTTTTATAGACTCTTCAAATTTCTCTTTTATTGCTGGTACAGTACTATTAAAAGTACTTAGTTGAGATATATTAGGGCCTTTACATATAATACCTTTATTATTTTCAACTAATATATATTCAATATTACCTTGTTTTAGTTTTTGACCCTTATTTGCATTAAAAGCCTTATGTTCGAATGTACAATCAACTATATAGTAGAAATCCTTGATTGTTTTATTTTCAAGAACTTCTACTAAAGTTGATACTAATGTTTCTTTTCTATTAAGGCTAATGAATTGAGCCAAATCTTCTTTTTTATATTTTTGAGTTTCCTCAAATAATACTAAGATTTTGTCATTCATTGCTAAGCACCTCTTATAATGTTAAACCTTTATAATCACTTGGTGAATAAGTTTCATTTTGAGGTTCATCTGCTCCTACATTAGTATTTCTAGAACTTCCACCTTCTGAACCTTGTTGTGGCGGAATATATCCATTATTTTGTGGAGCTGTATATCCGTTGTTTTGTGGAACAGAGTAACCATTATTAGGATTATAACCATTTTGATACCCTCCATTGTTATATCCTGAGTTGTTATTTCTGAACGAACCACCATTATTTTGTTGTAAAGAATCTTTCTTTACGATATTGTAATCTGGAGATTTTTCTGAAGTTTTATTTGTGTTTTCGAAAGCTACATATTTAACTCCATTAATCTCAAAAGATAAATATTCTTTACCGCTTTTACTTTGATTCACCCATAACCCCCAAGATTCTCTTCTTGGTTGACCATTGTTTTGATAATTGTTTCCGTTATTATAATTACCATTATTATTTCCACCTTGGTAACCATAATTTCCTTGTTGATTTCCTTTTCCTAATGCCATTTACACTTCACGTCCTTTCATTTATTAAAATATAAACCATAGTTTTTTATTACTATGGTTTTTATTCATTTTTTAAAGTTCTATTTCAATCTCAGAAGTTGCGTTCTTCAAATTCAATTGAATATTTATGTTTTCTATGAATTCTATTTTTTCTTGTTCTGTTTTATCTAACTTTTCTTGTAAGTCTAAGAAGTTGTCTTGGTATAACTGATATTGTTTTGTAGCTTCTTCTATAGCTTCCATATCTTTAGATGTAGAAGTATTTGCTTTCTTACTTACTGATTCAAGTAAAGATTCTTTTTTACTTTCTACATTTGTTTTTATTTTATTGATTTCGGAATTCATTTTGTTTAGTTGATTCTTAAGAATATATTCATTCATATCTTCGCTAGATTTTAATTTCTCTAAAGCTAAAGCTATGATATATTCTTTATCTCCTATTTTAATAGTTTGAGTTGCATTGAATTTTAAAATTTCAGCTCTTATTTTGTTTCTATTTTCTTTTAATTTCACATAAGAATCATAAAGAGCTATAGCATCTGCTTTATTTTTTTCAAAAGTTTCTTTATATAAAGCATATTCTCCTACTGTTCCAACATTAAATAATTTCATAGAAGAAAGCTGAGTTTCTATTTTGTCTATTTTCTTTTCGTACAACTTTACTTCTCCTAACCATTCAGTTACTGTTTTTTTCATATTACATCACCTTAATCCTTTAAATTATAAATTTTATTTTTTAAATTTTCATTAATCCAACTAATTTTCCAATCACATCCAAGATATGAAAACTCTATATCTTCAAGTTTATTTGCTTCATCTATTGCTATTATGAAATCACTTTCTAAAATACCATAAGAAAACTCTTCATATTTATAAGATACAATTTCTATTAAATCTTTTAAATCTACTATTAATTGGTCTTTAAATTTGAATTTTTTTGATTCCATATGCTCTAGTAAGTATAAACAAGAATTAAATAGTTGTTCATCATAAAACTTAATTTCATTGATAGAAGCGCAAAATTTACTTATTCTTTTTACTTCCATTTTTACTCCTTTATTATATAATAACTTTTAATATAAAGTCAAGAAAAATTTTTTAAATTTTAAATATACTTTATCTTTTTCACCATATTCTGCTTTTAAGCAATTAAGAATTGTTTGTTTAAATCTACTAATTCTATATATAACTTCTTCTTTTGAAAAAGAATATACTGATTCTCCATCTATATCGTCAAATATATAAACATAATCATTATTATGTTTTAAGAATTTTTTTTGTTTTAAACCAAGTAAAAATGCTTTATAATTAGATTTTGTTTCTTTTTCTATTAGTTCTTTTATAGTTTTATAACAATCTGTTGTACCAAATATATAACCAAGAAGCTTTTCTTTTTCTAGTAGTTTTAAAATTTCTTCTTCTTGTTCAGTCATATTTCCTCCTATACACAAGCAGTTAAAAATTTTTTACAAAGTTCATCTTCTCCATATTCTTTTTTATAATATTTTAGGAATTTTTCTACATCAAAATCTAATGATTCAAAAGATTCTGCTGGAAAAATTTTATTTTCTAAATAACAATAAAAAAGACCACCATCATCATCAAAATCTGGATTTCTTTGTCCTAATTCAAATAAATCATATAAATCATCTGATTTGTCAACTAACAAATAATACAAATCTTCGTAATAACGTATTCCTTCTTCTTCTAAAAACTCAAAGTCATCTCTTTTAAACATTTCAATTAAAATTTTTTCTTTTTTATTCATTCTCACTCCTAAATACAGGCAGTCAAATATTTTCTATAAAGACTGTCTTCTTCACCATAATCTTCAACATATTTTTCTAAGAAATCAGGTATGTTAGTGCTATCCAATATATCTTCTCTTTCATATTGAGTAATTTCATTATTAGCACTATCATATGTATACAAATAATAATTTTCATCTATGTCGTTTTCATAATTATCCATACCTAGATAAAATGCATCTAATTTACATGAAGTATTGTCCATAATTAGTCTTTCTAATTCAAACCAATATTTGCCATCTAATATGTTGATATCAGAACCTTCAAAATCTACTCTTTCTAACATTTCTATTAGCACTTCTTCTCTTTCAGTCATTCTTTTTCCTTTCTTTTTATTTAAAATATTCAGTAACATATTTATTATTGCTAAAATTTTTTTTATGAAAATCTTCGAAATATTTTTCTAGTGTTAAAACACTTAATAAAATATTAGATTTATCCCATGTTTTAATTCTATAATCATAACAAGCTTTAGCTATAGAATTAGCTCTTACTAAAGTATAAAAATAAATTTTTGATTTACAGTCACCATGTTTTTTTGTTTTTACTCCAGTTTTAAAAGCGAAAAATTTATCTTTACATTTTTGTTCTATCAATTCTTCTAAATTAAAAAATACATCACCTTCAAAAACTGAAAAGAACTTAAAATTTGTACTTGTTAAAATCTTCATAATTAAAGCAGTTTTTTTCATTTATACTCCTAAAAAAAGACTAGAGGTTTTACCCTCTAGCTTCTTTATACATTTCTAATGCATCTTTATACATTTCAGATAATACTTCAGCAGCTTCTTTAGTTCTGAAATAGTTTCCAGCTTCAAATCTTTCTTTGTCTTTTTCAGTTCCTAATTCCATTGAAGCAACTATTACTCCCAAACCATTTACTGTGTAATATTTTTCATTTTGTGGAACTCTAGAATTATTTAATTCTTGTTCTTCTCCTAGTTTATTAAGAGCATCAATCATTTCTTTAATTCTATCAGCATCTTTATTTTTCATAACTAAAGGTTCTTTACTTGATATTAAATCATTTACTATTGCAGCTCCTAATGGAAATTCATCAATAGTTTCTTCGTAAAGTTTTTTATCAACTCCTTTAATAATAACACAAGTATGGTCTTCACCTACTTTTGTAAATTCTACATCGAATAATTTTTTAGACATTTTACATCACCTGTTCCTTTTTTTAGATTAATAATATTATAATATATTTATTGACTCATTGTCAATAATATTTTCAACAAAATTTACTTCTTTTAAATACTGTAAGAAAATAGTACTAATTGCTAATTTAGCGTAATCAGTCATTTCTCTTTTTTCACCATTTATCTCACAATACATAGAATTTTTATCCCAAAAGTTATATACTCTAAAAGCATATTTTTTACCTTGATAAATCATATCTACTACTACTTGATATTTATTATCTTTATCTCTAAAACTAAACATATTAGAAATAAATTTATCATCGGGAAGTTCAATTAAGCCATCTGTTTCATAATATGTTTCTTTATAATATTGTTCTAAAGATTTCAACACCAATCACTTCCTTTTGTATAAACATTTTCATTTCTATGATTATGCCATTCTAGATTTTCATCTAATTCAAATTCTATTTGCTCTAATAAGTTTTTTATAATTAAGCTCGTATGTTCATCAAATTCAACGCTTTCTACTGTTTCATAATCAAAATGTTTATTTGTATATTCTATTTTATTTCCCGTTACTGGTTTATCTTCTTCGATTAGAAAGAAATCTACTATGTAATATTCATTTTCATTTTTATTTTTTATCTTAATAAAAACTTCATTCATATTTAAACCGTAAATACTTTCTATTTTAGAATTTTTATTTATTTCTAAGCCATCAGGAAAAAGCTTTTTAAATTCTTTCTTTATTGTTTTCATAATTGTTACCTACTATTTTTTACTGTTTTTTGATATTATTTTTGATATTATTTTTGCTATTTTTACTTTTTCTAATAATTCATTTTCTCCGCCGGCGCATTTTTCATTTCTTATAACTGGTTCTTTATAAGGTAAATAAATATATTCTTTAAAACCTAATTTATCAAAAGTATTTCTTAAAGCATCTATAAGTTTTTTAGAATAATATTTTTCATCTTTTAATGCTTTCATATAAACACCACTTAAATCTCTATCTGAACGAATTATTTTAAAAAGACAATGTGCACCAGTATATTCTAAAGAAACATAAGAATCATCTTTTAATTCTGTATATTTAAGTATATTACTTACAAATTTATTTTTAGATAAACTTTCAAAATATTCAAAATTTCTTTCTAAATGTGGAAGAGTTAAAAGCTCTTTAGTTATTACATATACTTCATTAAAACTTCCATCTTCTTTTTTTCTATTTTGTTCTTTATGAATTTCTAACTTATAAACTTTAGTTTCTTCTAAGTTTTTACAATTTACTTCATATACCATATTTATAAAGTTCATCTCCTTTTTCTTTTATTAGATTTTTATTTTCAAAACCTTTACAATTCCAATAATTTATATCTTCATATAATTTATTTACAACAACGGTTCTTATTTTTATAAATTCTAATTCTTTTGTATTTCCTTTTTTTGAAAATTCATTTTCATTTACATATATTGGATTGTCATCTTCATCATATATTTCAAAAGGTATATAATATTTTTCACTCTTTATTTCTTCTTTTAATAAAAATGCTAATTTAAACTCTGTAAGTTCTCCATATTTTATTTTATTAAATTTTATTATAAAATAATTTTTATTTTCTTCTAAAAAATCTTTTAATTTTATCTTATTGTTTTTTATAGAAAAGAAATATTTAGAAACCATAGGATTTTTTTTTATTTTTATTTTTTCATAAAAAGCTCCAGAAAAACAAATAAAACAATTTTTTAAAAATTCTTCATATTGTTTAAAATCTGTTATTTTGTTTAAATCTTCAAGTGTTTTTCTCATATCTCTCCTTAAAATTAAAACAGAGGATTTTACTCCTCTGCTTTACCAAAGTATCCTTCAAGAAATTTCTTTCCGAAGGCTTTTACGAGTTTACCATCTTTTTCTACTTTTAATTCCGCTAATTCTTCTTGTGTTTTATTAAATAATTCATCTCCATAAGTCTTATATGCTAATTCAACTGTTTTAGCTGTTTCAGAACCTACTCCAGCTATAGAGTTTAACGGCATTAATATCTTATTAGGATTTTTTTTATCTGGAACGCAAGTAGTAGCTTTAGAAGAAAAATCTGGTTTAACTATCTCGAAACCTCTCAGTTTCATTTCATATACTATATTACCTATATGTATGTTACTTTTTATTTTTGCTTCATTATCACTCGCATGTCTACAATGTGCATGAAATTTATATAATTCTTCATTAGTATTCACTTTGTTGAAGAAGTCTATATAGTCAAAAGTATTGTTGGAAGTATTAGTTACTCCATATCTATTTATTGCAGCAGCATAAAATGCTTGAGGATAGTGTATTTTATAATACATTATTCTTAAAGCGTTGATTATATAAGCGGTTGCGTGGGCTTTCGGAAAAAGATATGTTATGCTATCCAATATTTCTACATACCAATTAGGACATTTTTCTAATAATTCTTTTTTAAATTTTTCTATTCCTTTTCCTTTTCTTACATTTTCAGAAACAAGAAAAGCTGTTTTTGGTTCAAAACCATATTTATAAGTTAATTGTTGAAATATAATATCTCTGTACGTTACCAAATCCGTCAATGGTTTTCCTTCTAATATATATTCTTTTTGAGATTCTAAAACCATTTTACCATGTGTAATCGCTGAGAAAGCAATTAGTTCATACATAGATTTTACTCTCATATCTTTTAATGTTTGCATTGCAAATTCAGTGTTCATTTCTGAAATAGCTGTTGTATTTGCATTAAAAGGATATATTATATTTTCATCTTTTAAATTTAAATATTTTGTATCCAATATAGCTTTATATAAATCACTATCATTAAACTTAACATTTCTAAAATCATATCCTGTAAATTCTTCTAATTCTTTTAACATAGTCGGGTCGGAATGTCCTAAAAGGTCCATTTTTACGAGGTTTGCTTCGATATTATGATAAACCCAGCTTGAACTAAGTTCAGCTTTATTAGGATTATCAGAGACAAAAACTTGTGGTGTTACATATTCAAACTTCGCAGCTGCTGGTTTTATGAGCATTCCGCCTGGATGACTTCCTGAAGTACGCATAGAATGGATGTTCCTTGACATGTATTCTATATCAAACTCTTCAGCTTGAACTTTTTGCTCTATATTAGGTATATTTCTAAATATATCATTTATTAATGCATCTTGTCCATATTCCATTTGTGTTCCAGACTTAATTACATTTTCTTCACCGAACATATTGATATATTCTTGTTGAACCTCCAACTGTACATTTTCAGATAGGTTAAGGTCACAATCAGGCACTTTAGTAGGTTTTATGCGGTTTTGTTCATCTCTTTCTATCCAACCTACGAAATTATGAGCTTCTATATCATATCCATCACCATACATATCATTTCCACAAACAGGACATTTTTTTATTTCAAGCTCTGGACCTACTTTTCCTTTTTCAGTATGCCATTCTACATGATGACAATGTTCACAATAGTAATGAGATTCTAATGGTAAGACTTCCGAAATTTTAAGGCAATAACTTAGAAGCATGCTACCTACAGAACCTCTTGAACCTACTATATACCCTTTTTCTTCTGATTTAATAACTGCAAATCTTGCTAACATATATAATATTTCATAGTTAAAATCTGCTGTTAATTCTATTTCTTCTTCTAGTCTTTTTCTTATTTTTTCATTTATTCCTTCTTTTGTTCCATCAGTAGACCATTTCTTAATTGCGAATTCCCAAGCAAGTTTTGGCATTTCTTCTTTTGGATTTATGCCTGGATAATCTGGAATAAATAATTTATCTGGAAGAAGAGTTATATCGAAAGCATTAACACAAGAATCTGCTAGTTTGTTTGTATTATCATGCATCTCTTCTATTTCTTCTTTTGTAAATCCTTGTTTAGTATAATCTTCTATTACATCTTCATATGACATAATATAAGGTTGTGTATCTACAGAGAAATCTTCATCAGTAGAAACTCTTTTTTCATCTGGTTTTCCGTAACTATTATTTAGTAAACCAATATACTTTTATTTTTAATAATAGTCAGGGAATATTGCTTTGAATTTCCATTCTCCTAAATCAACAGTTTTACCAGTACCTTTACTTGTAACTTTTTTTATAAATATTTTCTTGCTAAAAAGTTCTTTTTTTTCAAGCCAGCTTGGTTTTGCATTAAATCTATCATAAAATTCTTTAGTTGTTTTAAAAAATATTTTTTCTTTAGTTAACGTATTTTCGATTTCAAATGGTAGGTTTTTTATAAAAGATTTTAAATCGTTTTTAATTCTATTTTTAAAATATTCTATAGAGTAATCTTCTTTTTTGCATACATAGCACATATTATTATCTACATAATATATATGATTACTATGTAAACTATTAACTATATTTCCACCAGTAATATCCTTCTTATTACTATTAAAATCTTTATATAATTCTCTTGCACATTCAGCAGAACAAAAATATTCTTTAATTATTTTTCCAGTTTTATAATCACATAAAACAAAAGGTATATTATTTTTATTTTTTTCTATCATTTCTTGTCTTTTTTCTTTAGAAATGTTTTGTAAAAATCTATAAGAAGTTTTCCCAACTTCTCTTTTTTTTCTTTCTTCCCAAGATTTAGACATACGTTTTCTTGTTTCATCAGTATGTTTTTTTCCATAAAAAGGATTTTTTTCACCTTTAAAATCAATATTTTTCTTTTTATATTTATTTTTTAATCCTTCTTCATTATATGTTCCACCTTTTGTCATATTGTAACCATTAGGATATAAAGAATTTAATTCTTTTATAAATTTTATTTCTAAAGAATTAGCTTCGTCTAAATTTTCTGTTTGAGCTAAAAGTTCTACTTTAAAACTTTCTTCTCCTAATTCTCTTATTGCTTCGTGAAATTTATTATTTTTATCATATTCTTTATTAAGCCTAGCTTTTCCTAAATGTTGTCCCAATCTTTCAACTATTCCTATTTTTGTTCTACCTACATAGACTTTATCATTTTTAGTATTTGTTACTTTATAAATAGAATACATACTATCAACTCCTAATTAATTTTATATATCCTATTATAGCATAAAAAAATATTTTTTTTAAATTTTAATGACTATATCATACTGCTTTTTAACAAGTGCAGCCCTAACGCTTCCAAACTACGAATTTCACGTAGAATGTACTCTACTCACTTCCGTTTTTTAAACGTGTTTTCGATAGTCGATTGACTTTTTTTATTTTATAAATAAAACTTAGCACAGGATTATGATTTTAAACACTTTCCCTGTTAGCGTGAAAATTAACAACCATTTCCTGTTGTTACTAAACGTTTTTCACACACCCTAGATTTCTAGGTTCATTAGGTTTTCTTATATATCTTATCTTGTTTTGATATATTCGAGGCTATAATTTGGTTTAACCACGCTTAAATACACTTCTTAATTCTCTATCATCTTTATGAGATACATGAGCATCTGATACTATAATACAAGGAACATTTTCTTCTTTACATATATCATATACTCTTCTATGAAGTTTATATACATCTTCTATACAAGTTATATTAGGATAATCTTTGTGTTCTACCATAAAGCTATTATTCCATGAAGGTTGTATTTCCACAGCATCAAGTTTTTTAATCCATTCTCTAAATTCTTCTTCTTTATCTTGTACTATTAGTTTCATATGTTTACCAAAAGCACAAGCTGAAGAATAAGCAAAATATTTTCTTACTTCTGGGTCAAATAATTCTTTGTATGGAAGAACTGGTCTCTTGCCATACATCTTTTTATCTTCATCAGTAGGAGAAGAAAAATATTCTTTATACGATTTAGTAATTAGTTCATATAATTTTACTAATCCTGGATTAATAGTAAGTGGTTCTCCTTTATAGTCTATTGTTTCATCAGGAGATTTTAATAATACTATAAAGTGGTCTCTTTCTATATTATCAGTACCGTTTAAATCTTTTCTTAGTTTCTCTAATTCTTTTTCTGTTCTAACTTTATTTAGTTCTAAGTCTTTTATATTTTGTTTTAATTCTTTTATAGTTTTATTACAATCTTCTAATTCTTGTATTTTTATATTTAAATTTTCAGTAGCTTCAAATTTTTCTTCTTCTGAGATTGTTTTTCTATTTGTTAATCTTTTATATTTATCTCTTTCTTCTCTTATAATAGATAAGTTATTTTGTTGTTCTTCTATTTGGAAGTTTATTTTGTCTAGTTCATAATCAAAATCTTTTGATTCAAGTTCTTTTATTTTATTTTGAGTATCTAGTATATATTGTTCATTTGAAACAGTGTAAAATTCACAACCAAGAATAAGTTTTTTATCAGTTTTTCCTTTTAACTTATTTACAAAAGGAATAAAAGCAAAAGCTACTCCGTGGTCTGTAATAGCTATAGCATGACATTTATTTGTTTCAAATGCTTTTAAATAATCTTCTGGAGTACTAAGTCCATCATTTTTAGAATACATAGTATGACAATGTAATTCTGCTCTTGATATTTCATGATGTTCTTTTGTTTTATTTTCTATTTCTATTTCTGCAATATCGTTTATATTAATAACATAGTCTTTTTCTTTGCCTAGTTTTTGTTCACTCTTTTTAATATAAGTTGAATTAGATTCTGTTAATCTACCTTCTACTTGATAATATTTTCCTGTTTTTAAATTAATAGGTACTTGTTTAAAGATAAAACCTTTAACGCAAAGTCTTTTATTTGGAACTTCAAATAATAACTTTGTAGCGTATCCTTTTTTAGTTTTCTTAGATTCACATTCAACAAGATAAAGAATAGTTTTTAAATTCTGATTGACGTGATTAGAAAGCTTAGTTATTTCAGTAATAGTTTTACCGTCAATAGTTGTTTTCTTATCAAGAGTAATATAAAAACTATAATCTTTATAAGAACTTTCTAACTCTTCTAAATGCTTTTTAAGTTTATCTTGTTTATCTAAATCATTAGTTCTTATTTCTACAGTTTTAAGTTCATTATTTATTATTAACTTAAAACCTTTATACATGACAAGCATGATTAATCACACCTTTCTATTTCTTTTTTTCTTCTTTTTCTTTCTTTATGTCTTTTATTATCTTCTTTGTTTTAATAACAACAGATAATAATGCATTTAGTTTAAATATATTCATTTTTTAGGCACCTCCGGTTTTTTATTAAAATTTATTTTATTTTTTTGTTGTTCTTTTTTTTCTGTTTCATCAATTAATGTGTTACCAGCTGAAATAACAAAAATAAAAGTAAAAACAAATGAAATTAAAATTCTATAGTCATTCTCTATTAAAATTAAACCAATTTTGTTCAGTAAAAAGAATATTAAATTCAATAAAACAAAAATAAATAAAATAGAAAATGTTATTAAAAAACCTGATTTGAAAGATTTAAACATATTTACTCCTTTTCATTTATTAAATCTAATATAAGTTTATCACTTATACCATATTTATCTTTCAGATTTTCAAGCATCATTTTAGTTTTTATAAAAGCATTATCTGTTTTAATTATATTTTTATTTAAATTAAAATCATTTAATACTTTTATTATTAGCATATCATTCTGAATTTCAATAGAGGCTATTTGATGTACTTGATGTTCTAATGGTAAATAATTTTCATTCCAGTACTTAATAAACTCTTCATATTCAAATTCTTTATTTATTTTTTCATCTTTATAGTCTATTAATTTTATTTTCATTATTGTCTCCAATTTATAGTAAATTAATTATTCCGCTAGATAGAATTCCTAACGAAATTAAACATAAGCAAAAACTAATTAAATTTTTTGTTTTATTCTTTTTATTTCTAAAGTCATCACATAAGTCTTCAAAAAAACTTATTGTTAAAAATAATTGTATTATAAAAATTGTTATCCAAACTACAGAAGCAATTATTATTAAAAAAGAAAATAAATAAAACATCATAAGCCAGCTCCAGTAATTACTTTTATTATATTTGCATATATGTAAATATTAAAAATACAAAAAAACATCATTAAAATATAGAAAAATCTTTTAATTTTAATCAAATCATTCCATTGTTGATGAATGTATAGTCCTAGATATATAAAACTACATACCATAAATATCATTATAAATACACTAAACCATATAACAAACATAGTTTTACTTCCTTTCTGTATCATATATTATATAAAATGCGCCGGCGCATCGTTTTAGGATACGCCAAGCTTAATTATTTTATTAATTTAGATTCACGAATTTCTTTATTTAAATTTTCAAGTTCTTTGATACTAGAATCTCTATCTATTCTAGCTTGAATTTGTATTTCTTTAGTATCTAATATTCCTTGTTTAATTATTTCAAAACTTTGTTTTAAAGTTTCTACATCTATTGCTGCTGTGTTAGCCGCTTTTGCTATTTCAACAGAATTCTTAGATACATTTTTAGCATTCTTTAGAATTAGTTCATTAGTTGCTTTATCTACTTCAGCCATAGTTCTAGAAATTACTCTTTGTCTTCTTAAATTAACTGCTATTACTATAGCATTTTTAAATACTGGTAAAGTAGTAATTATACTAGATTGTATTTTTCTAGAAAGATTAAAATCATTATTTAACATCATTTCTAACATAGGTAATGTTTGTAAAGCTACTGTTTGAGTAGTAATTAAATCCAATTTCTTAGTAGAAACCATATCTGTTAATGTTTGTAATTGAGTTAATTGTTTAGTCTTTTCTTGTTCTTCTATATTAACAGATTGTTCTAAATCATCTTTCTTTTCTAGTAAATTATTTTCAACCATAGATATTGCATTAATATAATTAGTAATATCTTTATAATAACTTTCTACAGTTTTATACATTTGAACTAAATCTCTTTGACCTTTATCTATATCTTGTTTATATTTTAATAATTCAACAGAAACAGTATTAATATCTTTTTCTATAGTGTCGTATTTAGCAAATACATCTTTTGCTCTTCCTAATATTTTATTAAGCCAATTATCTTTAGGAGGTTCTTTTTCAAAATCAGATATATCTACTTTTTCCATTATCTTAGTAAGACTAATTAAAACATTACTAGCTTTTTCATTTTTAACATCTTTTGTATTTCTCAAAATAGTATCTGACATTCTAGCTAGTTCTTCTGCTGGTTTAGAACCAAATATTAATATACTAGTAGGGTCATTTAGTTTTAATTCTTTTGTTAAACTTAATACTTGTTGAGAATTTTGTGTTTCTAAAGCATATTTTTCTAAATCTTCTTTTTTTAATTCAACTAAATCGTTCATTCTATCTCCTTTTAAGTATCAAAAGAAGAGGATTAACCTCTTCTAATGATTGTTTTTCTAATGAAATCAATTGGTATTATCAAGAAAGCTAATGCTAATGCTAAACCAAAATGTTTTAAATCCATAGGTACAGTAGAGAAAATTCTTCCTCCGTATTGTATTATAAGAGATTGAACTATTGCTATACCTCCCATAACAAATATAAAGTTTTTATTTTCCATTATATGTTCAAATATATTAATATCATTACTTCTAGTATTCAAACTATTAAATAATATACTATATATAAAGAAAGTAAACATAAATGTTTCTACTGTTTTAATATCGTTAGTACCTATAATAGTATGTATTCCAAACCAGTTATTTAATATAGTTAATGAACCAAAAGTGATAAAAATTCCAGCTAAACCTATACTAGATTTCATATAACTAGTAAGAATACTATCTTTCTTGTCTATTGGTTTTTCATTCATATATTTATCTAAAGCTGGTTCTCCAGCAAATGATAAACTAGCAAGAGTATCCATGATTAAATTAATCCATAATATTTGTACTATAGTAAATGGTTCATTAATTCCAAATAATGGAGCTAATATAGATATTAATATAGTAGCTACGTTTACTGTTAATTGGAATATAATAAACTTTTGAACAGATTTAGTCATAGTTCTTCCATTTAATACAGCTCTTTCTATAGAGCTTAAAGAGTTATTAAGAATTATTATATCGGAAGCTTCTTTTGCGACCTCTGTTCCATCGCCCATAGCGTATCCAACATCCGATGTTTTCAGTACTGGACTATCATTAGTCCCGTCTCCTGAACTACCTACAATTAATCCTAATGATTGAGCTACATTAGCTACACGTTTCTTATCATTAGGTAAAGCTCTTGAAACAACTTTTAACCTTGGTATGAATTCTTTTAATTCTTCATCTGATAACGCTACTAGTTCATCATGAGTAAGAACCACATCATTATCGCTATTTATAATTCCAGCATCTTTAGCAATAGCAACAGCTGTTTCTTTTCTATCTCCTGTTACCATTACCACTTGTATTCCAGCTTTATTAAGATTAGCTATAGTATTTTCCATTCCTTGTCTTAAATTATCTCTAATACAAGCAATAGCTATTAATTCTTTTTCTGAATTAGTTTCTTTTACTAAAGCTATTAATCTCATACTTCTAGCTGTTTGATTTTCTGATGTTCTATTAATAGCATCTATTTGTTCTGGAGTTAAAAATGCACATTGGTTTACTAATACTTCAGCTGCACCTTTAATATATTTAACTCCATTTTTAAGAGTAACAGCTGCGTATTTAGTTACAGAAGAGAATTGTTCTTTTGACTCTATTTCATCTCTATTAAAATTATTAAATTTATTTTCTATTAAATAATCTAATAAACATCTATCTGTAGCATTACTTCCTACTGCAACTCCATTACTTTCCATAGAGTCATTATTTAATCCACAGCAATTTACAATATCTTGTTTTAATTTTTCATCTAATAGATTTATATTACTATATAGGATACCTTCTTTTGTTATAAACTCTACTAATTTTAATTTACCTTCTGTAATAGTACCTGTTTTATCTGATAATATTATATTTGTATAACCAGCTGTTTCTAAAGATTCAGTATGTCTTAATAATATTTTTTGTTTTAATAATTTAGCACTATTAATTACCGCAACAAGAGTAGTCATCATAGGTAATCCTTCTGGTACTGCCATTATAATAATAGTAACAGAATAAATTACTGTACTCATTATTAAGAAAAATGCGCTGGAGAAATTTATTGTTTCTGCTGAATAAAATCCTTTAATTAAATTAATAACTAAGTATATTGCACCAGCACTATATCCCATAATACCTATAGTATCAGCTAATTTATTTAACTTTTCTTTAGAAGGACTAATTTTATCTTCTTCTAATAACGAAGAGTTTATTTGACCAAATATAGTTTTTTCTCCTACTTCAGTTATTTTCATAACTGCTTCTCCAGAGTTAACTACTGTACCTCTAAATATTTTAAACTTAGTAAATAAGTCATTACTATCAGGTATAGGGTTATTTCCTAATTCTATTTTATCAGCATCTTCTGATTCGCCATTAAGAGAAGCTTGGTTTACTTTCATAGAACCTTCAATAATTATTCCATCAGCTGGTATTTTATCTCCTTGTTGTAATAATACATAATCTCCTACTACTAAATCGTTAATAAGCACTTCTTCTAATTTACCATTTCTATATGTTTTAACCATTATTCTATTAGCTTCATCTTGTAGAGCATTAAACTTTTGTTCATTTCTATAAGCACTCCAAGAAGAAAAACCACTAGCCATTAATATTGCAATAGCTATACTAATAACATCATACCAGTCTGGTTCTCCAAAAGACTTATTGAACAACATTAAAATATTGAAACCTATTTTTATTCCTAATGCTATAAATAAGATAATAATCCATTTATCTTGTAAAGCTTCTTTGAAGAAATCCCATAATGTTTGAGATTCTTTTGTTAAAAGCACATTTGAACCATTATATTCTCTTGATTCTAAAACTTCTTTATCATTTAATCCTTTATATTGTTTTATTTTAATCATCTCCTTATAGTTAAAGTAAGAAAGGTTTTACCGATACGAAAAATATATTTATTTCTAAATAAATTTTCACTTTATTAAACATCACTATTTAATTTTCTTTCATAATTTTAATTTTGCAAAGCTACTTTTAAAATTTTAAAAAGACTTAAATTCCCGTGTATCTAACGGTACATATATTGAACTTATTTATAATTTGCTAAATTTATAGCAGCATTTAAATCTCTATCTATTTCTAAACCACAAGTTGGACATTTAAAAACTCTGTCTTTAAGTTTTAAATCTTGTTTTATATGTCCACAACATGAACATGTTTTTGAACTTGTATAAAATCTATCTGCTATTACTAATTCAATATTATTTAATTTGCATTTATAGGTTAATATTTCTCTGAATTTATAAAAATTTTGTTCAGATATTTTTTCAGATAAATGTCTATTCTTTAACATTCTAGAAACATCTAAATCTTCAATAACTATCTTAGATGGTTTGGTTTTCACTATTTCAGAAGTTATTTGATGAAGATAATTTAATCTTATATTAGATAGTTTTCTATAAATTAATCTTATTTGATTTTTAAGTTTTAAAAAATTCTTACAGTTGGATAAAAATACGTTTTCTTTTTTAGCTATTAATATTTTTTTAGAAAGTTGTTTTTGCTTTATTTTTAATTTTCTTTTCAGTTTTTTAACCTTGACAGTTTTATTTATATTTTTATAAACTTTTCCATTTGATAAAACTGCAAAATCTTTTATTCCTAAATCAATTCCTATAACTTCTTTTGAATTATTAATGTTATTATTATCTTTTATTTTATAACTTACTGTTAAATACCAATATTTGCCATCAAAAGTTATTCTAGGATTAATATAATGTTCATTTTTTTCAATGTTAGGTAAAGATTCTTTTGTTTTAACCTCTCCTAGTTTTTCTCCTTTAAAACCTCTTTGAGTTTTCTTTAACTTTTCATAATTTACATAAAAACTCATTTTTGAATTTTTTAAAGTTTTAAATTTAGGAAATTTTGTTAGTTTTTTAAAAAAATTCACGAAAGCTTCATTACAATCTTTTACTGCTTGTTTTATAACATTTGAACCTATTTCTTTTAACCAACTAAACCCTTCAGTTTGTTTAAGTTTAGTTAATTCTTTTCTAAACTCATTTTCTTTTAAATAAGAATTATTTTTAGAATAATATTCTTTTTCTCTTTCAATCATTAAATTGTAAATAAATCTAGCTGCTCCAGAAAATTTTTTAAACTTTATTTCTTGTTCTTCTGTAGGCAAAAGCATTATTTTTTTAGTTAGATACATTTTTAACACCATCTATCAGTTGCTTTGTTTTTTTAGAACGAGAACCATAAAGTTTATTTCCAAAAACTGTAATTATTTGAATTAAATCATTAGTTAATTCTTCTTCTTTTGAAATAGTAGTATTATCTATTATTTCTATTTCTATATTATTAATATTAGCTAAAAATTCTATTAATTCAAAACCAAAACTTACTAATCTATCTTTATAAAGAACAACTATTTTACTTATTTCCGAGTTATTTATTTTTTCAAGAAGCTTTTTTAATCCTTCTTTTTTATAATTAATTCCAGAACATATATCTGAAATTATTTCAAAATTATAACCTTTTGAATAAGCGTATTCTTTCAAGTTTTTGATTTGGTTTTCTAAATCATCTTTTTGTTGTTTAGTAGATACTCTGGCATAGAGTATTACTTTTTTATCTTTTTTATTTAAACCTAAATAATCATTTAATTGTTTATCTGAGTAATATCTTGTACCACCTTTTGTTACTTTAACAGGTACTAACTCTCCTGTTTTATGTAATAACCTAAGATGGTTAATTGAAATTCCTATTTCTTTAGAAAATTTTCCTATAGACATCAGTGACATTTGTTTTACCTCCGTATGTTATTTTTTATATTTCTATTATAACATACAAAGTTTTAAAAATCTATTTTTATCTGAAATAAATATATTTTTCTTACCCTCTCTTAAATATATTTATTAATTACAGTCAATTGATTTGCAGCTACTACCTTATTATCTTGAGTATCTGTAGTGAAACCATCTTCACCAGTTTTAAAGTTCCAATGTCCGTTTTCATCTTTATAGATTTCAGCAAATTCTATAATAGTAAATTCAGAAGCATCTTTTGTAAGTTTATATTCACAAAGTTTATTTCCTGTTTTATTATCTGCTAAGTAAATATAAGCATTTTTAATAGAAGCGAATGTTTGTTGTCTTAAATCTGCTTCATAGATACTAGCTGTTACTATTATTTTATCAATATTAGAATCTAGTTTATCTACGTTTACAGTACCAATTTCATCATCTGCATCTCCTTCACCTGTTCTATTATCTATAGAACCTACTATACCATTTACTCCAAACTTATTATTATAGAAAACTAAATCTTCATCTTGTACGAATTTTCCATTTCTAAGAACTACGAACGATAAGTCTAAGTCTGCTTTTGGACTATATTCATCCGCTGGGTCCCAGCATAATCCTACTCTAAAGTCAGATACATTTAGCTCCTTTTTTAAGTTTATTGGTTGTCCTTTTTTTAAATTAATCATTGTTAAATCACTCCTTTTATTTTATAATGTTTTTAAATCTTTTCCTTCTAATTTACCATATTCTCCTACAGCTTTGAAAACCCATTCTTCATTTTCTTTATAGAAAGAACCGGCATGTAAACTAGTATTACTTCCACCATCTTTTGTTATATCATATTTACAAATTTCTTTGTTAGTATTAACATCTGTAAGTCTAACATAAGCATTATCTACTTTATTAAAACTTTGTCTTCTCATTCTTGCATTATATATTATGATAAACATATCTATAGATATAATATCTTCTGGTAATTTGTTAAAGTAGATGTCAATGTTTTCATCATCTCCGACTCCTTCTCCAGTTAAGTTATCATGGTCTAAAGATATTCCTGGATAATGTTTATCTGCATAATATAATATTTTTTTATGACCATCATTGCTTTTAATTAAACACATTAAATCCAAATCATAATTTTCTCCTCCGTAATCTTCATTAGGACTCCATCCTCCAGAGAATCTAACGTGTTCAAGAGTAGAATGTTTAGACAAGTTAATAGTTGAACCTTTAGATAATTTAATACTAGAACCTACTTTTTTTGGTTCTTGTACTGTAACAGATTCATTTTTAACCTCTTTTGTTTCACCACCAAATAATTTTCCAAATAATCCCATTTTAATTCACTTCCTTTTTTTATTTTTAAAAAAGTCCAAAGAACTTTTTCTTTTTTAATTCTAATATTTCTTCATAATGTAAAGAACTCTTTTTTGTTTCAAGATTAATACAAGTAAAATAATCTTGTTTTATATATTTTTTTAATAGACTGGAACCACTTATATTAAGTACTATCACATCAAAACCTAAAGAACTTAATAATAATATAATAAAAACTGTTTCTATATTTATACTATTATTTAATTTAAAACATACTTTTGGAACTGAATTTATTCCATTAAAATCTTCATATAATTTTATAAATTGAGAATCAATTAAAACACTTTCAGTTATTCCTTTATCTCTATCAAGATTATTTAAATCTATAAAACAATTATTTATTATATCTATTAAATTATCTATTATTTTTTCTTTTGTTTTATCATCAAAATCAAGTTTTTCTTCACATTCTCTGTAATTAAAAATTTTATTTCTTTGTCCTTTTATAGTTTTAAATAAATGAAAACAAGAAACTAAATTCATATAGAAACCTTTAAAACTAAGTTTTTCTCTGTAAACTATATTTTCTGAAGAATCTATATGTTTTAATAATCTTTGATATTCATATATATCTTCATAACAACCATTTATTTCCACGCATACGTGAGGCATTTGAATTTTATTATTTATTATTTCATAACCTTCTCTAAACTTAGCTTGTTCATTTAGCATTCCATATATATCAGCTATAGCACAATCATAAAGAACTGGTTCTATTTCATATTGATTGTTATTTTCTTTGATTGTACTTTCATTATCATAAAGCATATTTTTTACTTGTTCTTCTATTATTTTAGCTGAACTAATTATTTTTTTAGTTTCTTTTTTTGTTTCTAGTATTTTTTCTAAAGAAATATTTCTAAAATCATCAGTTTCATATGTTTCAGTTAAAAAACATTTATATTTTTCTCCTCCTGGAGATATAATTATTATATCAAATCCAAAAGCATAAAGCAATAGAAAAAAATAAAAATCTTCTTTAACAACTTCACCATAGTAAATACATACTTCATTATAAGCTATGTTTCCACTTAATATTTGTTCTTTATATTTAGTTAAAAATTTAGCAAATCTAATTTTAGTATTTTTCTTTTTTATATTTGTCTGATAATCAAATTCTTGAGAAATACTTTCTATTATAGTATCAATATTTGAAGCTAATACCTCGTTTTTATTTGAATCATTAAAAAAATTTATAAATTCATTTTCTTTAAAAGGTTCTATTTGAACATCTGATATGTCTATTTTAGAATCAAAAAACAGCCAGTTTTTATTTTTGGCTGTTTCATATACTGTTTTTACTTTACTTTCAAAATTTTCAAAATATCCTGAATAACTAATGAATAAGTTTTTAAATTTTCCTGTTTCTATATTTGTTCTTTCTGCTTTTGATTTTTCTACATAAGATAATAAGTCCAGTATATTATTAAAGTTCATCGTATTGCACCATTACTATATAAACAGGAATTCTTGAATATCTACTATCAAAAATATTATCACTTATTGATGTAGTTATTTTTATATTTTTTTTATCTTCTATAAAATCATTTATTCTATTTTCCAATAATTCAAAATCTTCGTGTATACTTTCTATTGGTTGTGAAAATACCTTAACTTTCATATCTAATCCTCCAATTCAATAAAGTTATTATCTTCTCTTTGAGATACCCATATATTTTCAATATTTAATTTTGCATTATCTAACTTTTCTCTTAACTCTTCTAAATCACAATGATGATATGAACTATGAAGCGTAATTAAGTTTTTATAATGTTTTTCTTTTTTTATATTTTTTAAAAACTTAATTGATTCTTCTATATTCATATGTCCGAATCTACCAAGAGTTCTTAGTTTATTAGTCCAGTGTCTTTCTGAATTAATAAGTTTTTTAACATCGTAATTAAATTCAAGAGCTAAATTTTCACATTGTAACATTTGTTGTTTTATATTTTCACTCCTGGAACCTCATATGACTTTAGTCATATGGTTCTAAAAATAACATAATGTTATTTTATTAAGAAGTTTGATAGTTTTATACTATCCTTATTCTTTTAGGCGTGTCCAGTTCGCCTCTATTGTATAGGACACTTAAGTCCACAACTTTACTTTTTCTTAGAATATTTAATGCTCCATTACAATCTGCATTAAAAAGATAATTATTTTTAGTTTGGTATAATCCTCTTTTAATACGTTTACCACTAAACTCATATGTTTGCGGATTATCTGCGTTATATATAGGTAATTCATCATTATCAAAAAAACTTGCTTTTGATGTATAACTTTCTTCTTGTAAAACATAATTAATGTTATATCTTTTACATAAATATTCTAATTTTTCTCTGATTTTCCCAAAAGGTAATTGAGTAAAAATTTGATTATTTTTTTTACCTAAATTAGTTTTGTTTTGAAATGATTGATTATATCCAATCACTAAATTACCAATATTACTAGATAAACAATAATTAATAATATATCTACATGTTTTATTAATATAATCATCAACTCTATTTTTTCTTTTTCTAGAAATTAAATATTGTTGTTTTGTTTGTTCTTTAATATTTTGTTTATCTTTAATAGATTGTAATTTTGCATTTTTCTTATTAAAAAACTGATTAATAGATTTTAACTTTCTTCCATCTATTATAAAAGATTTACCTGTATTAGTAACACAAGTGCATAAATTATTTACACCTAAATCAATAGCTAGTGCATTGTTTTTATTTAAATTTATATTTTTTTCTTGAACTTCATATATATATTGAATTTCAAAGAACCTAGCATTAAATTTAGGAATAATTTGAATTTCTTTTATTTTTTTATCTTCTAATATTTTAGGAATTTTAATATGAATTTTAGTTTCATGTTTTTTCTTAAAAGTATTAGAAAATGGAATTGTTAAAATATTATCATCTTTAATTCTGATTTGACTGATAGCTAAAATTGAATACCCATTTTTAGGTAAATATTTTGGCAAACGTATATGTTTAAAATCATATTTACCTTGTTTTGCTAATTTAATTAATGCAAAAAATGATTTAAACATCGAGTCAACATCTTTAAGAGTTTGTTGAGCTATGTTAGAATTTAACAATTTATAATTTTTAGAATTTTTTAATTCATGATAGTTAGCTTCATATCTTAAATATTGTTTTTCTTGTAAATAATGTTGCTTTACATTATAAATTGCTTGATTAGTTAAATTCTTTGATATTCTACATAATTCTCTTAAAATATTATATTCTTCTTTAGTTAAATGTTTTACTTGTTGCTTTACGGTTAAATACATATATAATCACCTCGCTTTCTAATATTAATTTTACGAGATAATTATAATATATTTTTACCAAAAAAGCAACTTTTTAGTAAAATAATTTTACAGGACATTTTAGAACCATATTTCTAAAATCAATTAGAGGTTTTGTTCAATTAGAATCGCTACTTCTAATCGGCACCATTACGTGCACCTTTAGCTCTCGCTAAAGCACAGACTATATCTTATCCATAGTGTATCTCAACACCTTAGGCGAAACCACTTCCAATACCAATCGCTTGTATTGT